GGCAGCGTCAGATGTGTATAAGAGACAGCCCCAGCACCGGTAATAGATGGTGGGCACATACCGCTCTGTAGGGGATCCCAGCTTGTACGATCATGGCTCTATCGTAGATATCCTCGGAGGCCCCTTTCAAAGGAAATGTGACTCCAAGGTCATCCTGGGGATTGTAGGGGACTATATAACTCTCCAGGTACTTCAGCCATCGTTCGGGAGTCCCCTTGAAGTTCACCTCCTCGAGGTCAATTCCCATGTCCTTCAGGATCACCCTCATGTAGGCGTGTCTTTGTACTCCTTTTACCTGTTCTTCTGTGACACTCATACTACACTCCTCGGTCTGCTTCGGGCCACAATAAGACATGTTGCTGACATCCTATATGGACCTTCTCAGTAAAAAATTCCCCACCTTGCGCGAGCCCTAGCATCATCTGCGCAAGGGCTTGTTCGTTCTGTAGTACCGCGGCAATACGTTCCTGGGGGCCCGTAGTATCTATCGGAGTTCCTGCGGTGAAGTAGAATGAGTCGTAGAACACCGTTGGGAGGGCTGCGTATACTTCCAGTGCGTATTTGAAGTCCGCTTCATCGAAGACTACGACCTTGATACATACCCGGAAGCTACGCTTAGGGCTACGGCGCCCTAACCAATTATATAGGTCCTCTATCTCGACGATATTACCGCTGGAGGGGCCTTTGGGTGAGAACGTGATTACATCTGTGGTCTCAAGCCAGCTCGGGAAGAATTGTCCTTGGGTCTCTACTGCTACTTTCATCCCAGCCATGTTTAGGTGTATCACGAGTGGGCCAAGCTCTTCCTGTATACACGGGTCACCGCCTGTTAGGGTAACATAAGGCGCAGGTGCTAGGCTTTTGATGTACTCCAGGATCTCCATTGTGGTCATCAGTGTACGATTCTTCTTGACCTCCTCAGGCAGTACCGCATGCATACTGTCACAATTATGTACTATAAACCCCTCTGCTACGTAGCTCCCTGCTTCTGTGGTTAGGTCGTACACGTGACGCAATTCTGTGTCTGGTACTATGTGTGCGGGGGCATGGGGAATGGCTTGTCTTCCTATGTATTCAGGATACTTCCGGTGTAGTATGGGGCAACAGTAGGTGAGAAGTCGAACCCAATCTTTAAGGCGGAATTCTACAACGCCTCTACCTGTATCCCTCACCGTCCATCCTATACCTACAATGCTCAGGTGCGCCTTTAGTTCGTCAATCTTGTCTTGGTTCACACGAGCAGACTGGCTGATTGTATAGGCTGTGTTAGACTTTGCCATACATCCCTCAGCATCAAAAAAGCCCGCAACCCATCCCCTGCTAAAATCTATGTCAGTAGGTATCCTTGGTGGGGACAGCTTTTGACGAAGTTTATCAGCTATTCCTTTACGGTTCGTGTGTAGTTTGTGAATAAGTGACCCACTACGGGCTGTATATGTTCTACGTGCTACATGAATTTCTAGTTCCTGTAGTATTTCTTGAGAAAGGTCGATAATTTCTACATCCTTGCTATCTATATCGAGTCTAGTCCCCTGATTACTAGATTTGGAGTATGATCCATCGCCAGCGATCATTCCTGCCAGCCATCCCATTCGCCAGTGACGATTTTGAACACCTTGCGGCACGTAGTATACATCCATCTCCTGGATCAACTCTTGTACTTCACGCCAAGCGAGGTTAGTATATATTCGATGGTTGGGAGTACATACTAGGGAATTGGTAGAATTCTCGACCTCTACTACCTCCTGCATGCCGTTATCATGTGTATCTGTAACTTCTGTAGATTGTAGCCGACTGTTGTGTTTACCATGTACTAGCGCCATCACATAGTCACCAGCCACAACGTCCTGTATAGGCTTCTGTGACCAATCAGCCATCAATACGTGGCTATTTTCAGCCACGCACCAGGTACATCGCAGCCCACACCCACCGAGGCGTAGGAAGTGTGTCACGGTCCCCGACATTAGCCCCTCACCTTGTATGGTGGGGCCAAAGCACTCGATCACTTGGAACTTGTGTTCCTTACTCACTGGGTGCTCCTAAGAGTACGGCGGCATCGTAGATACGTGTACTGATGTTCATCAGGCCTTGAAGTTTGGGCCACTCCTTATGGGAACCAGCTATAGGACCCGATACTTCTACGGCCATGAAGTCGGGCTTCAGCTTGTCGATCTCCTGCTCAATCTGTAGCTGGATTTCCTGCAGGAACAATGCTGTGGTCTTGTCGCTCATGTTGGCTCCTTAATTAGCCACCCATCTTTTAATGGGAGCTTGAAATAGTTGGATGAAAGCATCGTTATAACTACGACTCCACCCTGTGTGCCTGCCTCTTTGTATTTGAGGCGCTCCTCCTTACTACGCTTGTCGTTCCATTTCTCCATTACCGTGTTGATAGAGGTCTGATCTGCGAGAGTAAATGCTACATCTCCATCAGCCATTACACAGCATGCTATCTTCATCGTCTTGTTCTTAGCTACCATAGTGTGAACCTTGGGTACTAGGATACCCCTTTTGGCCTGCTATAACCCACTGCTCGCGAGACCACTCGACCATAGCGCTATTCGAGGGTGTTTCCCAGACACGGACGCTGCGACAGAAGACTCTCGGCTTGTAACCGTTCTCTTCTATCCAGACTTCGTTTATCCACCAGAATAGGTACTCTGCTAGGCCTTCACATCCAGTCTTTGTGACCTCTCTAACTTGTGCCAAGCCTTTACGGTTAAGTTCTCTAAAGAACTCGAGTTCAGGATCATCCTGAGCAACCAGCAGAGTATGATCGAAGTACTCGTCAAGGAAATCTCTGAGAGTACTAAACCCTCCGAAGTCGCAAACCCAATTCCGTACGTCCAACGTTTCGGACTCGAACTCAAAATCGAAGGCGAGACTGTAACCGTGAATGAATCGGCAGTGAGAGTCTGCCTTGTGCTGACGATATGCGACACTGTATCCTCGCGAGTGGTCATATCTCTTAGTCGATACATACATGATCGATTCGCTCCTTAACGTTCTCGTAGCTGATGAATGGATCTGTGAAGGGCCATTCAAGGTCCTTGAACTCAGGTTTCTCCCTAAGCCGAGCATAGAGTTTATAGGTGTTGCGCACCATTAGCTCCTGGATATCGATATTAAGCACGTCCATGAGCCGTGTCATGTACCACAGTACATCGCCAAGTTCCTCAACGAGGAGTTCCTCACGCCCACTCTCTGCCAGTATACGGCGAAACTCGTTGTAGTTATTGAACCCAGATACGCGCACGATCTTCTTGACCTGATCGACGAATTCGCCTGTCTCTCCTGCGAGGCCTAGAGCGAGGTACGCTATCTCCCCACTGTCGTTATGCCCAGCGTGCTTGTACCACGAAGTGTCCTTCAGGAACTGCATGTACTGTTCTGCCGTTTGTGGAGCAATAATCATAAGTGCATCTCCACTGGTTCTTGTTCATACGCTGTAGGATCTGTTACTCCTGCATCTCTGAACCCCTCTCTACGACTACGGCATGTTGGGCACATACCACAGTGGTGGACGCCCCCCTCGTAGCACGACCATGTTAGCTCGAAGGGCGCAAATAACTCCTCTCCTCGCCTGATGACTTGCGCTTTGTTCATGAACATTAGAGGAGTGTACAGTCGGATTTTGTGGTAGGTCCCGATATAGATAGCGTTAGCCATGCCTCCGATAAATTCAGGAGTACAGTCCGGGTATGCCCAATTTGCAGCGTCATCTGCGTGAGCGCCAAAGTACACTGCTTCAGCTTCTGGATCTGTCGCTGCAAGTGAAGTGATGCAGGAAAGGAGAGTTCCATTTCTAAACGGGACATAGGTGGGACTGACACCACCCGGGAGGTCGTCGTAGGAAACTTGAGGCATGACAAGGGAGTTATCAGTAATCCCACCTTTACCAATGATCCCAGAAATGTCCTTCGTGATAAAGGCGCAATCGAGCGCCGTTGCAACCATGTGCGCATGTTGGATTTCATTTGTGTGTCTCTGTCCGTAGTTGAAACTAACCCCGCACACTAGACCATCCCAGTCCTTAACGGCTTGTGCAAGGCATGTAGTTGAATCAATTCCCCCTGATAGTAACACGTATGCTTTAGGCATCCTCTTTCTCCTCGATGTATGCCCAAGCAGGGCATAGATTGATATATCTGTTTATGTTGAGGTTCGCAATCCTTGCCCCTTCTCGTAAGTCATCGACGGTATCCCATGCCTGATCGTCCCCAACCATGATGAATCTATCCACCACGGTATCCCAGAAGGCGAATCTGTAACCAGTTGACATCCCACGCAAGTCGATAAACCTAACGATCTTCCTTCTCCTTTTGCTTGCGTCTGAGCATGTCACGGTACAGACTAAGAATTGTGCCATCTCCTCGGTACTTGTTGGGGGTGGCTTTTTCTAGAGTCTCGACGACTACATCGGCGTAGACACGTTTTGTGCCCCCAACCTGAACAACTGGTATTGCATTCTTGCCCCTTTGGCGCTGGTAGATCCCACGTACCTCGCGGAGGCCTAACAGAACAGCCATAGACCGGAGTGGGATCCAGCCGTGCTCAACGAGCTTATCAAGTATCTGAAGGACACTTAATGAACTGCGCTGAGACACGACTAGATACCAAACCGCCTTTGATCAACTGAATCCGTCGCCTTCGTCAGCAGCGAAGAGCCCACGCACGTTGTTCTGCTTCTCGCCTTCGCGAAATTGGATCTTAACTTTCGCGATGACGTCTTTGCCGAGCATCGACGCGACGACCTCAGCATCATCCGCGCTGAATGGATTCTCGAGGAGCTCCGGCGCGATCTGGGCAAGATCCTTCTTCGTGAAAGGCATGCCCTTGCCAGCCATGACCATGTGGTTCCATAGTCGCCGCCCAGCGTACTCGCCTTCGCTAACTTCCAACACGAGGGTCCACATCGGCGTGCCTTTGCTCTGGCTGTAGCCGAACTCGTTTTCGATGATCTGACACGGGTACATTCCGGCGGGGATAGCTTCGAACTCCTGCGCTTCATCCACGCCACTCATGTCGACTACAAGGGATTCTCCCTTGTCAAAACTTACTGCTTCTTCTGGTGCCATGTTACTTACTCCTAGGCATGTTGTCGTATGTATTTAGTTGCCGTATCTGAATGGAAGCTTGACACTTACGGCAGTATCAAGCACATCTTAAATTCGTTCAGAGCCTCGTTCTCGTTCTCGTCCTCGTTATGAGGCGTCTGAAAGGTGATCAAGGGCAGGATTTTCACCTACACGTCTTAGTAATTCGTGATCAGTGGCTGGTAGATATAGCACCACTAATTCTCAGGGCTGTGGCACACCTTCCTAAGACTCCCACAGCATCAGCGTCTGGATTTCGCCACCTCGATCGTTATTTCATATCATTCCCTTCTCAAGTGCTAGCCATTCCGGGATCTCGATCTCAAGGGTATCACCCTCTTGGAATGGATGCTCTGTCTGGTCCTTAATTTGTGACCGCGGAATCCATACGTCGCTTTCGGCGCCATGGTCTACGAGGATCGCCAATCGATTCTCAGTATCGTCTACGATCGTAACCGTTACCCAGACGTTCTTACTCACCGTGATAACGCCTTTGCGTCGTCTTGTGGCCCACCAGTTCTGCCGTCTGAAGCAGATACCGACTTCTTTCGAACCTTCTCCAGTTGAAGTTCGTCGAACACCTGGGATTCGATAGGGATCCCATTCCTAAGCTCTTTGGGCTGTATGGTAACCCGTGCACAACCGTGTAACCACGTAGTGCGCGCAATAGCTACTCCTTCAAACCCAGTTATGGTATCTCGTACTTGTGTGCCCAGTCTGATGTTGTTCATGTATATGCCCAGTCAACTTTCCCGTTGCGGGTTAATCGAGTTCGTATGCATGAATTGAACCAATCAGGATCGATATCGTCTACGAAGTCATCCATTATTATGAGGTCAGCGCGCCTTCCATAGAGTGCACCATTGATACTTGTGCAGAACAGTTTCTTATGGCGCTTGAATAGGTTAAACACACGCCAAGCATTTACTTGTGTGCTGGTCACATATATTACGTCCTTGCCGCGTTCAAGCGCCGCCCAGATCCTTAATTGCCATGGTTGTAGTCCAATTGGTGTGGTAGCGCGTTCAACAACAGCCTCAGTGATCTCTGGTAGCCCTGCAAAGTACACAGCTACAGGTACAGCACCAACACTTATGAGGAACTCACGCCTTTTCATTTCAGTGACGCCCCACCTTTGTCGAGCAAGCCTACCTCTTTGAGGATCGTCCCAATCGTTGGGTTATCGAAGTATTCACCCTTGTAGGTCTGGTAACGATGCTTAGCATCATACCTTCCTGAGGGCGACGGCATTACGTAGAGACGCCGTGCTAGGTCGTCGCCTTTACGCGCTTGCTGGTAGTAGCCCACCATATCAAAGAAGCCCTGGACTTTCTTACTTAGCTTCCCTGTTAGGTCAGGCGAGAACTTCATTTTCTTTGTCTCGTCCTGTTGGTACTGCTCAGCTGCCGTAACGATAACGTGCATTGGCAGGTCCCTGAATGCCCGGACAACTCGAAGCATCATCGTATGGTTCTTCTTGTATTCAGTCCACTCGGAGCTTTGTGTCTCGGTATCCAAACGCGTGGCATCAGTGATGCTTAGGAGCTGATTAAAGCAGTAGGCTTCCACCTCGGTGAGGCTGTCAACAATGACAGTGTTGTAGCGTTTGGCCTTCTTGATCTTCGACGCCTCTACACCCCTATTGAACGCCTCTAGCTTGATGAGTTCTTTCTCATTGTCCTCGTCGCGCGCCTTGCAATGCTGCTTGAGGAACTCGTTGATATAGCCAAGTGCCTTGAAGTCCCGTATGGTAGTAGCATCGAGGCCTTTCATGTGGGATACACTGAGATCACCTGCTTCGGCGCTGATCAACAACACATCCCGCATCGATGGGACCATTAATGCAGATGCAGCAAGTGTCGTTTTACCCACACCGTAGTTGCCGTATATCAGGAGCTTCAGATACCGCTCCTTCTGCTCTACGGTCTCAATCCTAAACTGCGGGGGCCTGACCGCTTGCTTTGCTTCGGTCTTTACGTTGGGAGATGCTGTCGCCATTGGTCGAACTCCTCGTCTCGTTGTGCTGTTATGTCGTTCAGCTGGTGGGCCCAATCATCATTGCGGTCGATCATTAGGCATATGTCTTGTAGGTTGCAATCCCAGTTGCAGTCGCGCGTAGCATTGGTATATAGGGGGAGGTTGGGATTAATCATGTCCTCGACCTCCATTAGGATCTTCGTGCCTTCTGCTTGTTGTTGTAGTGGCGTACGCCGTGTCTTAGCTCGTTTGATGAAGTCATCGCGGTCTTCAGTTTCACGCGCGGCAAGGTCGTTGAGGCGTTCTAGGTGTTTGTGAGTAGCCTTCTGTACATTGCCATATACTTCGATTAGTGCCTCCCTATATAGGCGATGTGTGGTTCCCTGTTTCTCTGCAGTGCTAATCTTACCAGTACCTAGGACTCTGGGAGGGTTTGCTAGTTTCTTGAGGAACTCATGGAGGATCGCGCCAGCAATGGGCTTCTCGAAGATTGTAGCAGCACCCCATATGTACGCACTCATTTGCTGGTCGTATTCTAGTGCCCCTTGAGCGAAGCTCTTGTAGAACTTCCAATCCTGGATCCAGTACTCCCCCTCGATCTCCACCAGCCGATCAAGTGTGAGCTGGTATATGACTTTATCATAGCCACTATCTATAAGTAGTAGTCTGCTAATGTAGGGAGTGAGGTCGATCTGGCATTTGACCTCTACTTGTGGTTTTCCGTCGATCCAGACAGTTTTATATGTGTCACGCTCACTTGCCCAGATGAGGTAATACTCGAGTATCCCTTCGGCGAGGGTGGTTTGTTCTTCCCAGTCATCCGGAAGACCGAAGCCAACCTTTGACTTGAGAGCCCGGCACGCCGTAACATACGCCCGAAACGCTTCAACTGGATGTTGGTAGTGGTTGTAGCCATGGTAGTCCTCTAGTGCAAAGTGGCCGCCGGATCCGATCCAGAAGTAGCTGGGTGAGTCTTTAATCTTTAGGTTTTGTCGGAGCCCACTACCCCAGCCCCATTTGCGACGACACCGCTTGAAGAGCTGGCGATCGCTGGTCCTGATTATTGCCACCCTGTCGGGCATATCCTATATCCTACTAATACCATACAATATCTAATATAGTAATTATATAGGAACTACTATGTGGTCATCAAGAGGGGACTATCAATTTTTTTTGAGGTGCTTTCTTGGCTCAGGTAGTTCAATGGTCTTGGTGCGAGATATAGAGCCGTAAGCACCACTGCATTCATACCAACCACGCGCAAAGTCCCTATGGAGCTTCTCAAAGTCATCGTCCGAGGATGCCATCTTGCGGCCAGGTTTGCGACTTTTGCTGCCCACACCTCTAAGTCCCACCGCGATGGCCCTTTAACCACTCGATGAACTCCCTAGGACGTGTTTGGACTCTGCCGACGTTACGAAGATCTGCACTTAGGATAGTTAGGAAGTGTTCATCAATTGTGTTATTGTACCTTAAATAGTTCCAGGTTACGAATTCGTGATCGGAGATCGCTCGCTGGGTCCGCCCCTCGGCCTGTTGGTTCACATCCAAGCTGTAATCATACCCGAGGAAGTAGCTTGTAGCACAAGTCTCGAGATCAAAGGACTCAGCATACGCGATAGTACAGATCATGATACCGCGCATCTCCTTGAATGCGTTTATTTCCCACGTCTGCTGCTCGGGGGTGATTCCTCCACGCATCATGTATACGTTTCTACAGCCGCGGCGGATTAACTCATCCTGGACAAGTACACATGCTGGACGGAAAGGCACGAAGATTATACAGTGTGGTGTCACATCCAACTGGTCCACGATTGCCTCGAACCCCCCACCCATATCCAAGCTAGGGTCAATAATCTTGGGACAGCAAAGCAGTTGTCGGAGCTTCAGGGTCTTCGCAAGAGGGTTCTTGACTACGACTATGGTGTCCTCCAGGATTGCGATCATCTCCGCATTGAGATCGTTGTACACCCGCCCTTGTGTTTTGGTCATCTCGACATAGAGTGCCTGCCGTCTACCCTCAGGGACTTGTTCTGCAACTACTGCAGCGGGGACATATGCGTGGTGTTTATCGACAAGCTTCTTGAACTCCTCAACGTTCTTAGGTCCTAGAATCACCTGACCGAAGCCATCATCGTCTACGATACACCACGTCTTGATGAACTTCCAATAGCTTCCGAAGAGCTTCCCTGGTGCAACGATGGTAAATAGCGTCCACATCGAAGAGGGATTTTTCCTCAGTGAGGACCCCGAAGCTAGTACAACTACTTCTGTATGCCTAGTGAGGCTGCGGAATAGTTTGAAAGTCTTCCCAGGCTTACGGCGTAACATAAACTTGTGATATTCATCCGCGATAACGACAGCCCACTTCACCCGCTTGATCATTGCATAGTCACGCCAGAAGATGCTGTGGTTTATTATGTAGATGCCTGCATTGGATGTTTCAGCTCCAGCCCACTGTATACACCGCTGATGCTTTGAACCACTGACGTGAATGATCCAGTCCCCAAGTGTAGGATCCTCAGTCCAGAGAGGTAGTTGCCGTTTCCATGTACCTACTGCCGATCCTGTGAAGACCACCAAAATAGGGCCATAAGGGAACTTGTATTGATCCTCTGCGGGAGGATATATCCTCCCAAGTTCGACTAACGCATCGATGATGGGCCGTGTTTTACCACTACCCGGCTTTGCAAGCACACCCGTCCGTAGCAGCTTGACGATCTTCTCTCGGATGTAGCCTTGATAGCCAAACTCTTCAGGTAGGTTACTCACAAGCGTGCACTGTGCAGGGTTCGCTAAATATCCCTAGTTGCTGTCCATCAATAACTGCAGAGCCATGCGTATAGATTCCTCCTATCTGCCAAAACGTACGCCAACCACGCGGTAGAATCTTCGCTACCAGGTAGTGCGAAAGTGCAGCCGTTCCCATATACAACCACGTCCCCGTTGTACTCGGGTTCTGCCCCAGAGCATGTCTAGCGATGGGCCCAACCTCTACGATATTCGGGTGATCCTGAATCTTGGATGTCATCAGGCCATCAGCGATTACCGTCCCTACGTAGATAACCTCCAATATTGTGTCGCCTTTGGTCCAGGGATCTTGGCTTGCGCATCCTGTAAGAAGTAGGATGCTAATCAGCAGTATGAACTTGTTCATGGGGTTCCTCTATAGGTGTAGTAAACCATTCACCGCCAAAGTACCACATGCCTCTTTTTGGGAGGTGAATAGGTTCGATATTGCCTCGACGACTACGTCTCCACCAGTACCATCCTGGCCCAGAGGGTATTTCTCTCGTCCAAATCATGTTCAGCCCTCCGCGGTCTCGGCTTCCGCTTTCTTTATGGCGCGTGTGACCCTGATCCAAACTACTAAAAGCGGTAGCCCGGCAAGGACCCCATAACCGAGAACAAACCATAGCGAGACGCTCATTTGTCCATGTCCGAGACGGCCTCAAGCTCACTGATGCGTCGCAGGTGTTCTTTGATGATTGTTTGCGCATGTTCTAGCGCCACCTCAAGCTGCTCGATGCGTAGGTTGCACTTGTGGACAATTCTGCCTTCTGCGATGCCTTGTTCCTCAGCTTTTTGAGTCCGTTCCTGCGCCTGTTTCAGTGCAGCACGAACTTGATTCAATTCGAGGCGCAGAGATTCCGGTTCTTGGATGTATGGAAAGTCACTCATGTTCTATTACCCTTCCTGAGGTTACATAGCAGATGTGATAGCTGGATGTTGTCATATATATGACCACCACCCTTACTAAGGGGGTATATATGATCCATTGATGCTTGTTTCGGTTGTACCCACTTCTCACAGATGCCACATATCCCGAAATACTTCTTAAATACCTCTACGAGCTTGACGCTATGATCACACTCTACGCCTAGGTGTTGTGCACGATGAATCTGTCGCATGCTAACCTTAGACTTCTTGTCCCGCTTACGGACCGCCTCTAGTGCCCTGTTTACCTTACAGCACCCCTTGCAATATCGGTTTAGTCCATCATAGGTACTTTTGCTCTTGTAGAACTGTGCCCGCTTCTTATAGTTACCACAACCGACGCATTGCTTATCCGTCATGCCTTCTTCCTTGATCGTATTTGACGGATTGCTTCTTCTGGTAGCTCCACTGTGCCTTTGTGGAATAGAATAGCCTTAGCACACCACCACAAGCACTTATTCACATCCTTAATGTACGATACATTAGGTTTGCGCCCAGCGCGCATCATGTACTTCAATGCTTGTGCTAAGTGCGCGTCACTGTCGAAGCGTGCTTCCATCAAGTCAGCTACTTCGAACCTGTGCCCTTTGACTTCTAGGTCATAATGACTTGGATTTATGTCGCTCATCTTTGCTCCTGTCGGGGCTGGGTTAAATAAACCCAGACTCTTTAGTTATGCGGGCGCCTGGATAAACAGCCAGCAAATCTCCATTGTGCAAGACCCTGATCGAAAGCCAGACATATTCAAGGTCGGGAATATCAGCAATTTCCTCATCAATGGCTTCCCATTTGTCCTTTTCGGTATCGAATGCGTGGTGTAGATAAATCGACTTCTCAAGATTCCATCCCGCACAATGAATAAGGCTGGCGTCCAGAAAACATTCACCGACTATCGTCGGAATTTTTGGTGCGTTGCAAATGTCCTGTTCTATCCAGATAGGATCAGAGCCTAATTGTGACTTGAATGCGCCCACGTTCCCTTTTGGGGCTTTCGCGCACAGCACATAGCAATCATGCTCGGATGTTTTTATTGTCATCATTAGACTATTTTCCCTATCACCGCGTGTCATCCTACTGTACTTCCTTGACGGTCCTTGTGTTTGATTGGCCCGAACAATAAGTAGTAACACCCATGACGAATTGCATCGTTGGCATGCTTCTGGCTGGCTTGATAGAACCCCCAATCCTTTAGCTTCTTGTTGGTACAGAAGCCTTTAGCAATGTGGGCTGGTTGTTTAGTGATTTCGTAGATCCCCTGCTGGATGCATAGGGTCTCGATGCAGCCAATGACTCGTGTTGTCATCATCTGACTGCCTACATGGTGCTTAGCACGCCACTTGTACACGCGATAGTCCTCTATGACTACTCTGCCTGGCTCATATAGCTCGAATAGTTTGCTTAGTGTTCCGACGGCTGTCTCTATGTCATCGGTATCTACCTCTCCGCAGAACTTAAGCTCCATTTCCTCGAAGAATGCCCATCCTGTGGTGTGGCCAGGATCGAAGGCTAGGAGGGCTAGAGGATCCTCGTGCCCTATTCCGCTTGATAGTTCTTTGAAATCCACACCTGTTTCCTGTAGGTAGAAAGAAGGGTCTCCGCATCGGACAACCCGGAGACCCTCCTACTCAACGACTCGACTGTTGAGCCTTACTTGGTTTCCGCGCCTTTGTCATCGCCTGCTTTCGCAGATGCGGCGAGTTTTTCCTTCGCCGTGACACGCGGATCCTTGTCCGTCTTGGTGGCGGAGAATACGATCTGGTACATGATCTCGCCGAATTCAGGCCCTGCCTTCTTCAGCATGTCGTTGATCGCGTTCTTGATGTCCACACGGGACTTCTGTGCTTCGCCGTGAAGGCCCGTCTTGGCGTTGTAATACCCGTTGCGGATGTAGTCGATACGTCGCTCACCGTTCGGAAGTACTACCGCGCGCCCTTGGCCCTTGACTTCTTCCTTGCCTTTGTCTTTGTCGGTTTGTGCGTTCTTGCCTGCCATTGTCTTTCTCCTGTCCATCAGGTTTATGTAACATGTTACACGTCATTTATCTTAGCGTGTATATTTATTATATAATACTCATAAGGTGAAATCAACGACCAATTTCAAACGTCATCCACCTTCACGCCGTAGCATCCCGTATGGAGGCTTATGAACAACTGATCGTCGAGGGGTATCCACATATTCCTTTCTGTGAAGGCCAACCAGTCGTCGAAGATGATCATGCTCCCATCCAGTAGTCGCACACGTGTTCCACGTCGGGGGATTGAGATTAGCTTTTTGTCCGGGGAACCAGAACTCGCCCGCTATAAACACACCACCTAGTGCAGCAGCACGTAGTATCTCGCGTCTGCTAAATTGTCTGGTCATATTGTTACCTCTATGCGTAGGCTGTAGGCGGTTAGATCACGTTTATCGCCTACAGTCCGACAATCTATGCAACTCAAGTCCAGCGTCGTGACGCGTAGCCCTGTTTCATTAGTGAACTCCGTAAGACGCTTGCATATCTCCTGCTCGATATTATACCGATGCATCCGCGCTTCTTCAATTGCCGTCATCTTGTCAGTCACGATCGTGCTCCCAAATTGATCGCAGCCCAATTGTTTTGTTAACTCCAACGAACTGGACCAGCTTTAGATGTTCAACGGTGTCGATACCCTTGCTTGCGGCTATTTGATCAAAGCACGAAAGACATATAACACCCAACCTCTGTTCTCGCGAAACGACAAGGTCCCATGCTTCATCACTGACTGTGTAGTCAAACGATACTTTGTTTCCGCAAACTGCACAGGGCAGAATGAGTCCATCTGAAACACCTTCAGGCCAATTGGTCACTTCTGATGGTTCTTCGGCGGCGATCATGTTAGTTAATCCTGTACATTGCTTTGTTGTTCTTTGTCCCATCTTGATGCATGAATAGGTTCTTCTCTAGAGTACCTTTGTGGCCTCGTACGTACTTACCCAACGACCACGAGTTAGTTAGCTTCCGATTCTTGCAGTATGTTTCGTCCTGCTCGGCCCAATCAACGATTTCGCTTATTGCAAACCTTTTCGCTGTGTATTCCTCGCCGTGTTTTGATCTGAATGCCTCGATGAAGTCAGCAATCCCCGCCATTACCCAGTCTGTCTCAGAGAGCTTCAGGGCCATCTGACGTGCAAGGGCTTCGGGAATCCAATCGAACGGCAGATCGAGGACTTTAGCCATCATAATAAGTGCCTGCTCGTAATTAGCTAGACGATGCCCAGCACGGAAGTTATTGTCCCATTCTTTGTCGTGTAGGGCCCGCCTTAGGAACCGGTGGATGACAATGAGCTGATGTGCTATCCAGCCCTCACGCCCAGGCCCCCTAGCAATCTGTTTCTCTACCCACATAGCATCATGCCCAGACTGTATAACCTGAAGCTCAAAAATAGCCGAACGTTGAATTAGATCCGGAGTGATGAAGGGCTGCTCAAGTGCAGTCAAGGCAAACGTCGAGTTTACTGGCAGACGCAGTATATCAGAGGTCGTGTACAGTTTGCGCAACTCAATGTGGGGGCTGGGTTCGGTAACCAAGCGGCACATTTCATCGCTGAGGCGTTGTTGATAATCCTTATTGGCAGCGGTGAAGTGTATATTGTCAAGGACGTAGAGTCCTCCTGAGGATGTGATACCAGCGTACCAATCCTTTATGTCATTGGTCATGTTTGTAAGGCGGGGATACCCGGTAATGACGCTTTGCCGTAGGGCGTATAAGGAGGACTTCCCACAACCGGGCTCCCCTATAATGAGTTCGATAGGCAGCTGAGTCCCGCGCCACCTAAGGAACCACGGACTTAAGTAGTATAACAGTGTAGCTAGCAACCTCCCTTCTGTTAGGAGTTGCTCTTGAGGTATGCCTTCAGTAGGTACAGCACTAGGTAGGAAGTTAAAGCTCTTCAGTACTTCGTGCCACAATACAGCAGAGTCGTCAAGCTTCATCTCCAAGCTAGCTACGATATTCACGTGGCTTATAGGTTCCACATGTCCCTGCTCGAACAACACGCCGTGCATCCCGTTCTCGCAGATGATGTACGGCTTCGAGGGATCCGGTGTCATGATAATAAAGTGTGAGTCCGATAGCTGGTATGCTATACATCCTGGCATGTTTGCGGGTTGCGCAAGCACACGATGTGTCACAGCTTCCTTGATCCCGGGCTCGCCATGAAACTGTGCAGCCAACCACCCCACTATACGCTGATCTATCGCAGCGAGGTTGAACTCCTGATACAGGTACGACCCAAATGCTGTATCGTGTAGCATTATACGTGGATTACCTAGTGCTACATCCATAAGCATATGGGTCTTGTCATTAAAGAAGAACATGTCGTGGGTATTAGTATTGCGGAGACGCCTCCCACGGGTTTCGAGCTCCATCAGTATTGAGAGGGATACGTCCTGAGTCTCCTTCCGTGAGAGGCGCGCTTTCTGTAGGCGTCCAGCGATGAACGCCTTAGGATTCGGGTGACGAGGAAACGCAATACGCTTCCTACGGCAAGTGCGGAGGATCCCAGCAAAGCTTTTGACTCCTTGTGTTACTAGGTAGTCATCCAGCCCCATCTTGGGGTCCTTTGCAGTAGTAGGCAGAATCAATTGGCGGATGTTAATAATTGGTAGTCCGCGATATCGGAGCTCATAGCCCAGTTGTGCGGCAGCTCGCTGTACTTGACTCTTCACACCGCCCTTGTTGCTATCAAAGATGATAATGGCCTCCATGCTATTGGCTACCATGTGGTCCAAGAGATCGTGGAGTCCTACTGCTACAATGCCGGAGTCTTGCAGAACCGTGGCGTTGGAATCCCCTGATGGGATTATAGCTTTCATGACACTCCCTGCACCCACCTTGACAGCCTTAAGCTTTGTGTCTTTAGGAAACGTAATCTGCTTGTTACGCCAACAGTCTATTCCTGATAGCGCAACACAGGGGAAGCCACATTTAACCGCGCATACAGCCTTCTTCTCGCCTTCGGTAATGATTATGTAGTCAGCCTGAGAGCTCTTAAGTACTTTCCTAAGATCGGGAGGGAAGTAAATATGGTTAGGGTACCCTGCTAGTGCACGGTATTTGGGGCCTCCAAGGGGATCAAGGATCTTAACTCGATAGTATGGAGCTATCTCGCCTTGGAAGTCGAAATAGGGAATTACGTAGCCATCAGGAATGTAGGAGCTACCACCGGCAGAAGTAGCTGCTACTTCTGCCCCCGTGAGGATTCGTGCCGCTATATCGCGTGGCCCGATCCCAGATTTTTGAAGGTCCTCTATTGCACCCTGACTCAGGCCAATGCGAGCATCAGCTGTCAAGGTGGTCTAACTCCGTTTTGGGGAGATGTAGGAACGTATACGTGTTATAGCGTTCCTGATGTGTCCGCATGGACCGCTGTGATTCCTTTACTAGCCCCGCGGCAATGAGGTCTTCAAGTACCGGCCGCCATTGAACTGGTTTCATATATGGGCCGAGACCACCCTGCAACATGGTAGGTGAAATGATTGGATAGAGGCTCAGTATATGCAGGACCTTATCCCTTATGATACTGGGGTCTATGACCTCCTGTTTTTTTGTTTGCGTATTCATCGTCCTCATTGGTTACCTGTTCTGCTTACATCTATGTTAACTCTATTATAACTTAGAATCGATGGGCCAATCAACTGTTGATTTCGCTGAGCATTTCCTTCACTAGGTCTGCGTTTGCATCGGATGTTGCGAAAGGATCTGCGAGTCCTTCCGCCTCAGCAATCTCCTTACAGCGTGTAATGGCCAACTCAGCAAACGATAGAGTGGCCGCTTTAATCGCTTCCTGTGCACAACTAGTTCCTTCATGATCCTCCACGTGCCACATGGCAATTCTTGCAAGGCATAGACTTGCGAAGGGCACCATACTCGAGACGAGACGTTCCTGCATTTGCGGGCTAGAGGATTGGAACTTGTCTATTAGGGCTGCTAACTTGTATCTGAACAAGTCTATTTGGTGCTCCTCTTTTAACGTCGTCCCTATTATCTCGGTAATTTCCTCAATTATGCTCATACTGACAGTCCTCTCTTTGCTGCTTCCTGTATCATGCGTGGATACACCTTGTAGTTGTCATACGCGTAGTCTTGCGGACGCATATCCATTAAATTGTCTATTTCCTGCTCGATCATGTCCTCTGCCATATTACCGCTGAACATTGTAGAGCATCGAAATGCCGCATCTAGATCCCGTCCTATTTCAGCGTCCGCCCATCTATCTAGCATCCGGATCGTATTGTATAGGTGCCTATCGTCCATGTTCACGATCTTGATGACTTCGCCTTCGGCGGTCATCCACCTAGTCTTCCACGTAGGCCGTTTACGTCTCTTCGCCATGTTACCAATCGAACGCGTTGGGATCTGGATGTATTACTTTCACGTCCAGTGTACCATCTTTGGGATTGAAACTCCCCTCGATGAATATCTTGACCACACCGGGCGGAAATAGATCGCGTATTTCTTTGGTAATGGGGATCTCACCCATACGGTTGCGGTCTCTATTGTACACAAGTGCCATAGGTATGGGAGCATTTGTCTCCAGCGGGAGTTGTATTTTGTATTTCTCAGGCATCACTCATCCTCTCTGAACCCCTTGAACACAGGGAAGCGTGGTTTGTCTTGCATCCCGTACTCTTGGTACTTAAATGTCACCTTACGTCCAACGTCAGGCGGCTCGGAATCCTTGTTACGATAACGCTCACTCATGTCCATGTTGCGATTCCAGATTTCCTGTCTTAAGGCGTCATCGAAACCTGTTCCCACTCTGAGCTCTCCCCACGCTGTATCCAGAATGAGGGCTCCCAACGTTCCCATCGGAACCATGTTTTCTTTATGGGAGGATCGCTTGGCATGCCCAAAATTATCCTTGATATCCTCGTTCGCGTTGTGCATCCGTTCCTCAAAACCCACCACAGTGCCTTCAGCATCAGCCCACGCCTTATATTTGAGAAGCCATCCCTGCTTCAGTGTTGATCGGCCGCTCTTGTATGGTCCATCGAAAGAGCGGATCATTGTACCTTCGAATCCCTGACTTATGTGAGTCTGGGCCACTCTAAGGAACTCATCAACATTAGCAACCCATTTATGGTTCACTATACGAATACTTGGGTGGTTCATAGACTCTACTATGAAAGTTGCGTCCGTATACCGTTCTAGGAACTTCTCGTCTGGTTGTCGGAAGCAGTCAAACACTAGATACATGAATAGGGGCCGGCCGCCGTGCGACATAACGGCTGATTGGGTTTCGTTGAATGTGCGTATGTCCCCGTCTTCATGTACTGCAACAAGCTCACCATCTAACCGACAGTTACCCGCCACACGTTTTAGTGTCTCGTATATGTGCGTGTTGGGTACTTGAATGAATGAGGTCGTAGCTGGCCCTATCTCTGGATGCATAAGGGATCGGATCCCATCGATCTTCGGACTCACTAGTAATGGCCACTCAAGCCCTTCTAGGTGCTCATATTTGACCTTCTCGGCCTTCATGGGTCTAGTGATCATCGCAGTGCGCTCATAAGGGCCTCTAGCTGATGATCCCTCGCAGTGACTGTGGCTGTAATAATCGTACGTGGCTTCACAGTGAGGGGAACTGTGAATTTGAACATATTCGTTCTGCCTACGTACATGTTAGTAATCATCCCTGATACACCTGGAGGAATTAGCGGAAAGCTAATTCTAGCTTCACCACCACATATGTCTACCGATTCACGCCCTCGTGGTATGGAGCATATTACACGTCCAGTGTCCCAAGCAACGAGACTAATCGCGTCGCGCTTCAGGATGAGATGTCGCTTAGGGATCGAGACCAACTTAGCTCCGGGCCAGTACAATCCTTCGGCAGTTATTACGGCACCTGCCCCAAGCATAGCTATAAGCTCACGTCTGGTGATCATTTCGTTGGACTCTGTATTTGTTCGGACCACCACTCACCCTTCCACCTCGCTGTGTGTACCCAACAGTCTTGGCCAAGCCGTGCACGCATTCCGCCTTCTAACTTCGTCACATAGATTGGTGTTGGTTCAAAAAACTCCATAACACGAAACCAATACCACCCGGTATCAGTCGGCTGTTTTTTTGTCCATTTATTCATTATTCGCTACCTCAGTTATCCCCGGCACCTCTACGGCTCCTCCTGGGAAGTATTCGAATTCTACAGTCTCCTCGTCATACGATGTAAACCACTTGTTGCCAATGGTATCGAAGACTCGTTGTCTAGCTTCACCCTCAGATGGAGCCTCGATTCTCAGTAGCACATCCTTATCTAGCACCACGTCATTTATTACGTGCCTGTGTACTTGCCCAAATGATATATAGAATGTGCTCATCGTTCTGCCCTTGGTATGTATACACGCCTGCAGGTGCAGCATCGGTATGTAGGTTTCTTCCCTTTGCGGTATCTCGGCAGTATCTGCCCAGCCTTACAGTGTATGCACTTCATTGTCGACACCAGGCGTCGTGGATGGACTGGATCGCGGGCTTGAACAGCTCGCCTTGGTGAGGGTTCCGCCCAAGATACTTCGCGAGGTCCACTAGCAGGTAGTGTAGGTACAGGTTCTGCTGCCTACAGGCCATCTTGCTGGAGGCTGTGCGCTCTATATCGTCCTCTATTATGGACACGATGTACTGATTAACGTGGTGGGGCGTGCCATAGTCTGGTTGTTCTGTTACGAGTCGGCGATCTTGCTCGCCAAGACGCGCAGGATACGTACGCACAGACTCCTGAGCCAGTGCTGCCCCGATAACTGTAAATAGCACCCCTACAGCCACTATCGTGAGTACGAAGCCTAATGTAAAAGCCATGGCAACCTCTGCAGCCGTTGGTAAGGCTGCAACATATTTTCTGAATCTTGCCCACATGATTATCGCCTCTAATATTTCCTAAGGATTCCGAGCCCTAAGGCCTTGTCGTTGTCTATCTGGATCTTGTGCGATGCACGTTTAGCTCGGCTGATACTACTAAACTGTTCAACCACGCCTGTTGTGAGATTCGTTATCATGGCGTTTCTGCGCATGTATTCGGGTCTCAACGGTTTCTTTTCTTCAGTCATGTTACCTTCTCCAGCTCTTTAGGTTGATAAATATCCTCTAGCGCCTTCCACTTGGTTACCTGATTGACGTTATCTTCATCGTCATCAGGTAGCGGCCTCAATTGGTAGTGATGAATAGACCAACAGCCATCCTGTTTGTAAGAAAGTATCCCTGGGCACTTGATGATATAGTCTCCGTTATCCCATTCCGGACTGACTTTAACTATCTCCACTATGAGCCCATTACGAGTTGTAGTGGATAAATTGCATGTGATAGCTAAGTCACCTGGCTGCCAATTCATGTTACTACTCCGGGGTGACTACTGAGAGACGTAGTTCAGTGTACTCGATGTCCGGTTTCATACGCTCTTCGCACCAATCTTCGCCCATCTCCTCGAGGATCTTGTCTCCATCGAGTCCGCCAGAGCGTAATCGATCATTGAGTGTCACAATGAAACGTGCTCCAATGTATTCCATTTCGCCCTCAGGCATTCGGGCCTTGACAGCTTCCTTCATGTAGCCGCCAACCTTCTTGCCCATAGCTTCCATAACCTTGAGGTCAGCTAGGAGCTCTGTCATCTCGTCCAGAGACATATCGGACAGATTGATCTTATCTTTCCAGTCCGTGGGTGTTAGTTCTTTAGTAATTGGTGATATGTACCTTTTCATGTTACCATCCTACCTGTTTGCTAAGTGTGGGGTTCCATCCGCCAAATGATTCAAATCGTTCCAGCAGACGCGCCTGAATTTTAACCTGCTCCCGTAGGACTTCGTCGAAGTTCGACTTATCGATGGCCTCGGTGCCAGGCGACTCGAGAAATCGATACCACCGAGCAAGCTGTATTTGATTTGCTTGTTCGACCTGCTCCATTGTTGGATAGGCCATCATAAATCTCCTCTAGGTCGCCGTGACGACATCCTTAATGCCAATAGTTGTGCTACCGCAGCTTGTAAGCTTCCTGGGGTAGATAGGGGTAGGACCATATTGGGGACGCTACTGTAAGAGTACAAGGTATATTTGCGCCGCGCCATGTCTCGTTGTCGTGCCTTACGTGACTTCCAGTTACCCCGTTTCATCTGCTGTACCCCAGGCTACGTAGTCCTTGTGTTAGTCCTGCTTGTACGACGGATGCGTTATGTTCACATACGCTACGTTTGCTGAAACCTTTCCACGATTTGCCGCAGATCCGTCCCATCACGTCTCTCGCGTACCAAAACCACTTGCCTTTCTCTTCTACTATGTCGAATCTATGCATCATCGTCGCTCCTTAAGAATATGACCTCTGCGGTCCGCCCAGTGCCCTCGATCGTGTACAAAGCACCTTCAGGCTCCCCACGTTTTCGGAAGTCGAATGCTAGGACAACATGTTTGTGCTTAGTCTTATCATACGTCTGCCTTCTGAAGCCTGGGCAATCACACCACAGGGTGCCTACACCTGAGTCGTTAATAGGATTGATCGTGACGTGGTAGCATTCCATCTCGACACAGGCTACAATCTTGTCAATCCGGTACACGTTTGACCTGGGTCCGAATTCCTTACAAATCCGATATGTAATGTATTCCCGTTTCTCGTCATCGTTCATCTGTAGAAACCCTCGACCACCTTTCTGGGTGGATCACCTGCGAGGAAGCATTCCTCGTTTCGCCACAAGTTGACGACAATTGTTACTCGGAGGAGTACGTCTAAACCATTATCCCAATCGGCGTAGCTGCAATCGGGATTTGCTGCCAGTGCAATAGCCGTCGCCTCGTCTTCAGTCATAGCCGTTTTACCCAGAGGATCTGCGATGGCGGGATGAACCACACAGTATTAGCAGCAACATCGCCCAACTCGAGGTCCTTATTGAGAAACATACCCTCTTGGGCAAGTATAACACCACTATAACTGTCTGGTACATCTACAACACGTGGCGCCACGATTACTGTACTAGTATTGGGGTACCTGAAGCATATCTGTTCTTTAATCATGGTAGCCCCAATGTGACTGGGACAACTTCCATATCATCCTCATTACGCCCTGAGATAGACTCTGTGTTCCAGACTTCGTCGTACTCACCATCCCAGTCTGTACCTCGATGTACACTTGTAATACCTTTCAACCACCAGGTTAATGCCACTTGTGCATCGTGTGCCGATATAAAGAGGCGTGGAGGCAACTGCTTAGATGGTTCAACATGTGTCTTTCCGCGTCCTGGAGTGTCTGGAAGGTACTCATCGGTACTTATTTTCCTGTTTGCGTAATAGGTTCTGTTCATTTAACCCCCCACCGTCACAGGACAATCACCATCAGCGAGGCACCTATTCTCAGCGTTCTCGGCATCGGCACCACATCTTGGGCATTTAACGCGGCCGTTGTCGAATAGCGTCTCAACGACTAGGTGTGCCGATCTACGTGCATCATCCCACACTCCTTCCTTGTGGGCATGTTCACCTTCTGACGCACCAGGCACCAGTACATGAACGACCCTGTCAAGCATAGTGTCTGTATCCTGCTTGTCATTGATGATCTGGATTATCAACGCTCTGTCATAGCTCATGGTTCGTCCTTACGCATTACCATTTCGTAGCCTCGGTCTTCGTCGATAGCCGCTCTGACCTCTGGACTCATCTTGCGTTCTAAGCCCTTGGGGACAAAGCCACTATCGTGCATCTTGTATTGAGGGGGCCGGCCTTTGAGCACGTTACATATTTCTTCGGCCCACATCTCTGTCATCATCTGATTCTCTGCCGTTACGAACCTTCCATCGACAGTGAGGCTGGTTGTTTGCAGGATCGCGCCATAGTATTGTAGTCTGTGGCGTGAGCGGATAAGAGGGTAATAGCTGACCTTGATTCCCTTGACAATAGGCCCTAATGTAGGGACTGAGCAGCAAATAGCTGCTATGACCTTGTCTGCACCTTTGAATGCCCCCAGTAGCCCGGCTACATGAGCATCATCCCAATAAGCTTCCGTGTCTGCCATATTACCTGATACGATGCATATAGCATCAAAGTTTCTGGCTACGTTATGGTCGTCTAAGGTGTAGACTGTGCGTTCGGTCGTATTTGGCCGTAGAGTTAGTTCGTCGCGTATGAGTAGCTCCTGCGACACTACTTCGAAGGAATGCCCGCGATGGACTACAACATCCAGGAGAGTCCACAACTCGTGACCGTTGTAGCGCTTGGCGCATATGACAAGGAGTTTGCTCACTTCGTAGTCTTACCCTTCTCTTGCTTGCCGCGACGCCGTACCTCTGCAGCACTGACGGGGACGGGTTCCAGATCGCGCTCGAGTCCAGCAGCTCCCTCTGTAGTCTGCAACGCCTCTTCCCAGTTCTTGATAGGCTTGCATTCGTTGTCGAGGTCAAGACGCATCAGGTGGATCTCTCCATTAGCAGAGAACACCTTGATGGGCATCTTGTGACTCTTGGCATATGCATCAAGAACAGAACGCAGGTACGTAGGGTTCTTATCCAACCCTGTGAGGTCAAGCTTACTGACCTTAGTGTTGCGTTCCAGGAATGCCTTAAGAATCGGGTACGATACCCGCCCGCGACGACCAATACGCGATGTATCGATGTCTTTAGGGTCAATGTCGACGAACTTTACCATAACAGTCTCCTCTCATCACTTTTCTATTATCTCTATTATATAGGATCACATATGGGCATTTCAAGATGCATTTTGGGGTAAATTTTTGACCTGTGCGCGATCTGTAGCATTGGGGGGCTGGCCATTGTGACTAGCAGCTTCATAACGAGGCCTGAGGTTCTGAACGGCAAAAAGAAGGCCAAGAGAGGGAGGATTCTCTTGACCTAAGCTGACGCATTATGTGGGCCTTTATCGTTATGTACTACGGGCCTGCGCTTGATCGCTTACCAGTGCTTCACGTGCGTCCACTCCGCAATAGCAAGGTATGTCGCCCAACGTTTCCCCTTAGTCATTATGTCCCGAAACTCAATCATCGGGTACATACCATCCTTAGGTAGGTTACCGTAACGATATTCGCGATAGGACCACACGATCCGAGTGATCTTACCTATGCCTAGGCTGTATTTGAGTGATACGCGATCACCTATGCGAAGCTGTCTTACTTCACGTTTCTCCATTACCGCTTCCTCCAGGTTATTCAAGCAGTTCCTTTCGTACCCTGTCAAAGTGGTCACTCAGGATCTGTCGAAATGATTGTTCGATGTCCTGACGATACTCTAACAAGTCTTCATACGCCTTTGGGTAGGTCTCTCGCCAGGAAGAGTTCGCTAGATCCGTATCTAGCAGTCGCCCTGCTAGTTTGTTCGAGATTCTGTTCATTGCCGTTTCCTCCAGAGCGGGGCCAATTGAAAGTAGCCCCAGTATAGGACCCCTACGATTAGTACAATGTCATCGCCGCTAACGTTCATGTCGGAGTTATGCGCTTGAAGGAGCCATTTGGCCCTCGCGGCCCGGAGATGGTCACATGGCCCAGGCTCTTGTGAGCCTCGGCGTCTTCCCACCATGCTTGCGGTATCTCTGCACCATCACATTCAATGCAGTGGTCCAACAACCATTGTCGATCCTCAGTCATTGGTGTCTTTGTATATATGACTTTGTCATCGTCGTCGGTGCATTTGGCGAAATGGGTATAGCGTTGTCGAGCGTATGCACGAGCTTTGTCGTCATTGTCCGCTGAGAATGACTCTATGACTATACCCTTATGCCAGATGTGGTAGTTCATTGGTGTCTCCTCCACTCGCGCGTATTGAACGTGATAAGGCCCTCGTTCTTGAACTCTCCGCGTTTAGCTAGTGCTAGGTCTGCCCACAGCATGTAGTAGTGGTACATCTTATAGAACATCGCAGGTTCGCGTTCACGAAGTCGACGTTGTGGTATACTCAGTACCTTAGGTGCCTCTGTGGGTACAGTAAAGTGCTTATCGCGCAACTTGTCCCTCTTAGGCATCGTGTGCAGACGGTTGAGACACATCCAGTTGACGAGCCCTAGTGGGACCCCTTGAGCGTTCGTACCGTTCTGATTCAGTTTATGAAGTTTGTACGTCATTTCTTGTGACTCCTTCTCGTCCGCTTCTGGAGAAGTTCCTCGAACCTCTCCTGAGCAGCAATAACCTTCGGATGCGGTTCCTTACGTGCTTGTCTTGCGATCCGCTCTTCGTTGGTCTCTACAGGTGAGGGGTGTAGCATGATCAGCTCCCTCACGTTGATCCCCCGTAGATCATTCCTGTGCGTGACTCTGTACGTGTGTTTTGCGTTCATGTTCTCCTCCACTTGGTTGACATAAAATAGTCCACCACTCTGTGATCCTGTTTAGACGCAGTGCATTCCGTGAGGATCCTAATGGACTATGTTGTGTCATCTCACAACGGGATAGTCTCTCCGTCGTGTGAGATCGAAAGGACCTCGACTGGTGGGTGGGAACGCCGCACAAGTACATGTGCTTTGTAGATGACCATTGCATCATGGCAACTCGGTAGTGATACATAGCTCCGGGCCGCCGTTAGCGCCTGCTCTTCTGTTTCGTAGAAGGTGTCGTTGCCCGCGCTACGGGCCATGCCCCGAGCCGTATTAAGGCCGTGGATCTTGTACATCAGTCTCAGTCGCCGCATGGTAGTATCTCCCCGTCGTCGCCAATCGTGCACACGTCGATTGGCTGTGTCGCCCACTGAACGAGTGTTGTCGCTTGGTAGACGACAAATCCAGTGCGCGTTGTGTCAAGGCCCAGAGAGCGTCTGGCATGTGCTATGGCACGCTCCTCTGTACCAAATAGCTCGACGTCGCGGACCACGCCGTGCCCACTCGCCTTTGATAATGGTACGACCGCAAAGGTACGTTTGATTTGCATGTTCTTCTCCGTTACTGGTTAAAAGAAGGAACCCACCCGCCTCACCCGAGTCCGAATGGGTTCCAACCGTTGGCTCAGCTTGACGCTTTGCCGACTGGGGTTATCAACACGTTACGGACGTGCTGATACAAGAGCTTGTTGCCCTTGGCGTTCGGGATCGCTTTCGTGATGTCCGAACGGCTGTAGCCTTCCGCGTCCAGATATCGGATCCTGGCGCTGACCGTATCCAGCTTCGCGACTGCCGCTTGCTGTGCCTTTGACAACTCGACAGTCTTGTCGGTTGACTCTTTCGTGCTCTGCGTTGCCGCAGGGTCTTGCTTCTGCGCTGTTGCTTGCTTGCCCATGATTGTGCCTCCTTATAGGCCCATGGATTATGCTGCTTCTAGCCCTCGTCGGGGTCGTCCACAGCGACTGTGACTTCGATACTGCCAGGATACGGCTCTGTGAGCCCATCCTTTCGAAGGTACAAGGTGGTAATTGCTTGACCACCGTTGTTCGGTTTGACATTGTCGTATACGACAGCGCCTTTCGTCTGGCGTGTCATCGTCATTAGTGCTTTGCTGATCGTTTTCATGCTTTGTCCTCTTCGTTTAGTACTCCAATTCGTTTAGTCCAAGATCAATGTCCATCTCCTTAAGCCACTGCTCGATTACTAATCTGTACGTTTCGGCAATGTCTTGTATATCTGAATTATCCACGCTTAGGTCGTCAGATAGATTGAGAAATCTGTCCGCGAGCAATTGAAATACGCCATTTGACCATACGTCGGTGTCAGAATCGACACTAGGCAGAATACAATGCACTGCTCCATCTATGTCGCCATATCCAAATGCTGTATAGCAGTTGCCTAGTGCGAAGATTTCCTTATCCGATAGTCTCATGCTTTGTCCTCTTGTAGATATCTATTCAGTATGATATATTATAGCGAACCATCTAGTGTCATAGCAAGTGTCATTTCGTAGTCACTTTAGGGTCCGTTTTTGAATCGTAGGTGAGCATTAGGATCGGATAATGTTACCCAGGACTTGATCGTGGGGTATACTGTTTGACCACATTCTGGACAGTGTGTAGGGAATCTTGGGTTGACCCAACAGAGCATGTGACCACAACACTCCATATGAAATATTCTGAAGGGCACTCGTTCGTTTATGAATTTTGACACTTGCGCGATCCTTAGTGTTCTAGGGCCGTCCGAAGCGCCAGATCATCACACCAGATCTCTAGCGCCTCTTCGGCCCGAGCGTATGCACAGATCTGTCCATCGTAATCATAGATAGGCATGTACATACGTCCACAGTGGTCCCAAACAGACATTCGGTACATCTGTACCATACGTTCCATTAAGTTGTCTGGAATGTTCATGTTTGCACGCTCACTACTTAGGAGCAGAGTACCACCCACTATCGAGACCATCTAGCATAGTCTCTTCGCCCCTTACGCAGAGTACGACCGTCTCTCCATCAAGTAGACAAAGGTCCTCGATGTACTGCTCGATAAGACCATGTAGATACTTTGCAAATTCCTCTTCGTTCATGATCGTTCTCCTTTTTTGACACTTGGTAGGGTTGTAGTGTTTCATTTTTGACACTTGCGCGGTTTGTAGCATTCCGGGGCCGCCTTTAGCACCGTTCATGTGCATAGTTGTAGCGCCCAGTTGTAATTCTGTTGTCCATGTTCTTATGACATCTCGTATCCGTCGACTCCCAGGTCACAACATAAATTCGTAAGACCATTACCTAAGAGTTCTAACTCCTTGTCAGGTACATGTTCGGGATTGTCGAACCCTTTGTCTTGGTCGGCACTGAAGAGTGGATAGATCTTTTTACATTCCTTGTCTAAGAGTCTACCTATCGCTTCAATCTGTTCATCTGTAGTCCAGTCAAGGACTATGCATCTTCTAATTGTCATGATTGTTCCTCTTACATTGTCTGTCCGTACCAGCCTAGTAGCTGGGCCATTTGTGCCCGTTTCGACATGACCTCTCGATAGAGTGCATGTCGAATATCCCTATGGGCACGATCCTTGACTTCAGGTCGAAGACCTTTGTACACTTCACGTATAACATCGCAATCTGTCGCGTCTTCGTCATAGTACTTATCAAAATCCATTACTACTCCTCCCGGTTAACCGAAATTAATCTTGTCCGCATTGACGACCATTTCTTGAACGATTGTCTGTTCCTCATTGGTCACTCTTATCATGTACGAGTCTCCTCCGTCCTCGTCATGTAAGGCGATCGGTTCGATTGTAATTTCAACAGTGCCATCGATGGTACAGATCACTAGATTGAAGTATGGTTGATCGTTACTCATGTTCGTTCCTCCTCCTAATCCAATGTGTCCTTCTCGGACATGATATGGTTCCAGACCATATAGAACGGGACGTCGCCTATTGTGTCTGGATTGTCCTCTTTGATATACGCGTCGACTCTCAGGGCCGCCAACAGGACCGCTTGACGAATCTCAGGAACGCTGACGATTCGAGTAACGATCTCACTTACGAGATTATTCACCCTGTCTCCGACCTCCTCGTCAGTACTTAACTCGTTGTATATCTCTGTGATAGTCTTATTCATGGTTGTTCCTCCTACTCGTTGATGATCTGTTCAACAGTCTCCTCGTCCAAGAGCCCTAATTTGTAGTGGATGTTCATGACCAGATTGTAACTGGCCGTATAGAACAGGTAGCTGATGTGTTCTCTTAACAGCTCCGCTGGGTCATTAGTCATAGCGTCCAACTCGCCCAAGTCGTTTTTGTTCTTGTCCTGGTAGATCTTGAACAACGTTTCGGTACTCAAGTCCTTCATTAAGAACTCGGCCAACGTGTTGGGTCCTTTTATATCACTGTAGTTCGTGGTTGTTCTTTCTACCTCGCCGTCGAATATTAGCTCCGCCCGAGGATCATTCTCGAGTAGTTCGCAAAAGTACAAACGGTTCTCTGCATTGGCCGAGCCTAGTTCGAACTGGAAGTCGTCTGGTACCTTATAGACCCATCCGTATTTCCAGTCTGGTAGTTGGTGGTCACGAATCTTCATTGACCCATTACTGTCTATATGTACGTATTTCATAGTTGTTCCTCCCGGTTAGAACGCTACATCCTGGGCGTCCAGTTCTTTAATCAAGTCATCGTCCTTAATACGACTTGCCACTATATCCAAGACCGCATAGCCTTGTTTATCGATGCCTCGTTCGACTACTCCTTCAGCCTCTTCTTCATCGTCGGCCACGATCGTTACGACTACATTATAATATGCCATGTTGACTCCTCCTCGGGTCGCCCACAGCGACTAGACGCGCTGTAGGATTGATAAAGCGGTCTGTAACTCGTCTGCGGTCACCTGGTTCTCGGTATGACAAAGCCCCGTGTCCGTTATGACGTGGACACAGTTTTCGATCATGTTCTCGATCAGGTCGACGGGATCGATCTCAACGTAGTCCTTGTCGCCGTTGACCCAGAGCCATGTTGTACGACTATCCCGGTTATCTACCGTGTCGACTCTTACATCTAGTGGAATTGTTGGGGTCTTGTCGTTCAAACATTCGTTAGGAATGTCGACACATGACCAAAGAACTGGACATTTACCTAAACATTCCAGATGAACACGTTTCCATGTCACGTCTTCATCTCCTACGTCGCCATGTTGTACGTCTACCTGGATAGCGTCTGCTGGTTGACCACAGCATGGGCAATAAAATGTACGTTGCGTTGTCATATCTGTTCTCCTATTCTACCGATGGGCCCGCGCTAGCGCCCGCTCTCGTTTGGTACGATCCTGATCCACCATTCCTCGGCCAGTGCGACCTCGCTCTTTGGAAGATGCGCACAGAATGTTCCATCGTCAGGATCCGGCGATGTAACTTTCAATGTAAACTCTTCCCCGTCAGGTCCCTGCAGGTAGACTGTTGGTTCATTCATCATATTCTCCTAGTTGACCCGCTAGTTAGCTACAGGTATATTCCGCGTCGTCATGAATGTCACTATCGATCATCATGGTCATAAGGATCAGATTGTTCAATAGGACCTCGTACTTGTTTACCAAGCCGGGCGTAAAGTCGTTTGGTTCCTTAGGAATGATCTTGATACGTTCAAGTAGCGATCCGGTCGCTTCGGCGTCCTTTCGGCCTGGGTTAATGTTCACGTTCATGTCTGCGACCATGTCGTGTAGTTCAAACTCGTTGATCGTTAGCGTACCTGTTTCATCGTCAAACTTCATATCTGTTCTCCTAGTTGCTTTGTCGAGCTGTTAACGTGACCACGATGGTTCGACGTGCGACCCATCGCAGACCTTTACAGACCGAACACTTCTTGATCAGATGTGTCCTGGTCTCATCATGTTCGTTCCAATCGTGCGGTCGACGTTTCCAACATTTATCATTACTGCTCATTACAGTTCTCCTAGTTGTACCGCTTGGTATATATATATAATATTTGTTCATAATATATATTATATAGAACCTAGGGGGCCGGTATCAAGAGTCATTTTATATTAATTGTGACAGGGCCCTCCATAGGGACCCGACGACACGCAAAATAAAAGCCCGATCCGAAGAATGGGCTTTCATTCGACTGTGTACCTAGCTATAGGTTAGCGATGTCGTACGCTTCGACAACTTCGAGCTGTTCGATGTACGCGTTGACTAGGTTGATAATGCGGATCGAGCGAGTGTGCATCCTATTCTGAGGACGCGTAGACTCGGAGACCATGATTGCGACGTTTCCAAGGTCGCATGGGATGAGGTCGAAGTGTTGAAGGAAACGGCTTACCATTACGTATGCTGGTAGCCTATCCAAAGCTGCCCGTGCTTCCGGTGTTACCCGTATTGACGAGGCTTGCATGTCTGCTGTGCGATTATGTAACCTGTTGATGATCGTTCTCCTGTTGGCTGGTTAAAGATATTCTTTCATAGTATATATTATATAGAACCAGAGGGATTAGTATCAAGAGTCATTTTATATTAATTACGCCTATGCATTTAATCGATGGGTTTTGAGTCAACTCGTAGGACCCGCCGTAGAGACATGTTTCTTGATCAGACCCCTCAGGACGGCGACCGGACACGACGATTAGTTGGCCTTATTAACTTAATTACGATTTCTTTTGTTTAGAAGAGTCAAGATAGAAATGTATATAAAGGAATAATGACCGTATAAGTAGTAGGAATAATATATACATATTAAACAGTAGTATATGTAGAATAAGCAAAAACTAATTAATTTAATAAACTACTTAACTCGTTGATTTGTAACGAGAAGACCTGGAACTGGTATCAATTAGTTTAATTAGTTTCCTATTTGAGGACTGCTATGCTAAGTCTCGATCCACGTTCGATGTTCATGGACCTGTACGTTTTTGACGGTGCCCAGTGCCTAAATGTCCAAAACTTTTCCTCAGGCGTACTAGTAGACAGGGCCGGGAGGGGGTCTACCGCTAGCGCGGGTGGTCGATAGTTACGTGTGGACCTACTAGTCCGGGCGGTTGAATTTGACACTTGGGGTGTTAGTAGCAGTAGACGGGTCGACCATAGGCCTAGTTAACTTCACATCACCTAACTAGTCATCACCTCACTCCACCCTACATGTCACATCTCACTCCACCTCCACCTCCACCTCCACACTCACACTCGACATGTCCTATGTGGAGAGACTAGTAGGTTTCAAATTTGACACTTGGGAGGGTTGTAGTAGTCGACCGGTCCGCCCCTAGGACTACTCGAATCATAAACACAAAAAGAGACTCACTCTAACTTAGAGTGAGTCTCAGTCTTACTTTACTTCTTTTGTTCAGTCGGATTCTTCACTGGTGTGATCTGAACATTCCGAACGTGTTGGTAAAGAATGTTCAGATATTTCGAAATCTCAGATCGAGTCCAATCAAGATTAGTTAGGTAACGAATCTTTGCTGACTTCGTTGAGAATGAGTCTACGTTGAACTTCTGAGACTTGGTAAGTTTTTTAGTTTGAGACATAGTCTAAACCTCATTAAATGTTAAGTACTATTACTTAACATTCATAATCATCGTTCATTATGAAATGAATGTCAACGTTTCACACTCACTCATAATTTTAGTTTACGTAATGAAATCATGTAGTTATGTGACATCAGGAACTCAAAAATATTCTTTATTCCGGACTAGAACCTTGAGGCCCAGGTATGTCCTTAAAAATATTTTTATCCGTAGCCTAGAACCTTGAGGCACAGGGTGTAGTTGCCTAATACTTGACATGCCGACAAATAGTGTTATATAATAGATGTATGGACATCGAAGTAAATGTAGGTGCGGAGGCGGAGGTCCTCCAGGTTCAGGCGATCAAAGCGCTAGCCGGAGAGCTGCCGTTGAACGATTTCGGTCTCCCCACCGGTATCTACCGCGTCGACCTGTTGCCTTTCCACAATTACAAGCCTACACACACCAACGGACACGCACTACCACGCCCAAGCGAAGTGGGGTCCCCCGAGCCAAGTGAATCTCCGTCATCTCTCTCCCCCGAGGATGAGGCTCGGGGCGACCCTTCGCTTCCTGTGGAATACCGAGTTGCGGGCTTCCTCGCTGCGAGTCTCCCTAATGCGTTCGTACCACTGCAGTATGATGAGGGGTTCCCCGCATTCGAGAATGGCCAAGCTTTCTGGTATCAGCTGGACAGTGAACCCAGTGATATCTTCCGTGCATTTGAGACGTACCTTCAGATGGCGTGCGGACGTGCTGGCGTCTCGGGGGATCCTGAGGATCCAGAAGACGAGGGAGACCCTGGCAAGGCTGCTGCCGGTACACGTAGTATCTCCTCTCTCGTGGCTATGCTTCACCCAGCTGCGAACGATATTGAGTTACTCTCCATCATCGAACACTATAAACGTGCCTACCATGTATACTACTGGGGACTACGGGCACGTGCATATGATCTATTTCGTGTTGCACAACATAGGCGTCGTCAGGAAATCCGCGCAATCGAGACGCAGGATGAACATTACATCGATGCCAAGCGTATACGTCACAAGATAATGCAGTACATAAACGGTGACGAGGAGTTCTGGGAGTTGATGACGCCGAAAGTGGCAATCGACCTTCTGAAGCAGACAACCTCGCTGGAGCGTATCTCAGCAGGGCTCCCAGCTGCTGGTCCTGCGGCTGCTGGTAGCGAGGATCGAAGTGGAGAATCACTGGAACTCACCTTCCGCACTATTGCACAGTCCAACCGAGCCTCGTCCGAAGGCACCGTCGTCGATGAAGAAGGCGAACTCCTTGATAGGGCCCTTGAGGATCCGGTGGCTGTTGAGATTCTGCAAAGACTGATTATCAGGAAGAGGTGATAACATGGCTGGACCCATAGTTATAAACTACGACAGGGCGATATACAAGAAGTGCATCAAATGCCGCCAGTGGAAGGCAAAAGAGGCTCACACAGACGAGAACGGCCGCGAATGGAAGAAAGCATTTGGCCCGCATGACGATAACGCTGATGGGTATCAGGTTATCTGCTACCAATGCAAAGGCCAAGCCAATACGTCTGCGCGTAAGAAGAATGTCGCGTACAGAGTCCGCCATCACACAGGTACACGGTGTCTTACGCAGTTAGGTGAAGCTGCTCCTGACGAATTCGTAAAGAACCTCGAAAAGTACCTCGGCTACAAGATTCGCCACCTCGTCAAGTACCTCCGCAAGGATCTCAAGGATCGTGAGGGTCCGAAGCGGTCACTGCGGGATGCACTGAACGAGGGCTACCACATCGATCACAAAGTGCCTCTCAGCAGCTTCCAGGTCATCCTCGAGGGGAACGCACTATCGGGACGTGTAGACTGGGTAGCATTTAGGGAATGTTGGGCGATGACAAACCTCCGAGCAATCCCCGCTGCGGACAATCTAGCTAAAGGAGCGAAACAAGATGCCGAAGACTCTACCGAAGAAACGCAAGCCGGTGAAGAAGCGTCCAAGGAAGTGAATATCAGTATCTCCGCAGATTCACCCTAACAAGGAAGCCGTCCTGAGGATCCAGAAATGAGGCTTATAGATCTGAACCCTCAATGGGTAAGACACGGTGGTGGGGGCATAACCCATGGGGGTAAACCGGTATCGGAACGTAAACGTGTTGGTCTTGGATATGATTGTCCTTGTGGCTGTGGAGATCGTCGATATGTACCATTTGCGAATCCTGAGGACGGTCAAGGGCCTCTGAAGAGTGAGAACCCAGCCTGGGAGCGTACTGGCACTGATTTCGAGACTCTGACCCTGAGTCCGTCGATTCGACACGTTCCGGTAGATCCAGACGACTGTAGCTGGCATGGGTGGATTAAGAATGGTGAGGTTACTAACGCATGACGTTGGACATTGACAGAAGCGCGTCAGAACATGAGCATGAGGCACTTAATCTGAGTGCACTGAGCCATAGTGATCAGCTGAAGCTCCAAACTGCCCTAAAAGAGGGATGGCGTCTCACTCCCGCAACAATGGCAGTCAAGATCACTCAAGGGCGGTGGATAGCTGCGCGTCATCTCCTTTACATCAGCACGATCGTTGCTACTGAGGTAGCTAAAGGTAACGCGCGTCTCATCTTCACATTTCCTGCTCGGCATGGAAAAAGTGAGTTCCTAAGCGTCAACACACCTATCTGGTTCCTTGAGAAGTGGCCTAGTAAGTTCGTCATGACCATCACGTACGGTGCTGAGCTCGCAACTGACTTCTCACTCAAGGTCCGTGACACGTTCCAGAACGAGGACTTACACCATCTACTGCACACCAGGATCCGCGCCGACAAGAAACGAGTAGATAGGTGGCTGACTCCACAAGGCGGTGGTCTTACTGCGGCTGGCATTGGTGGGCCACTCGTAGGCCGTGGTGCTGACCTGATGCTCATCGACGACTACATCAAGAACGATGAAGACAGCCTGTCAGTGACGAAGCGCAAGAAAACGTGGGAGTGGTTCAAGAGTACCGCATATACGCGCCTTGAGCCCGATGCTAGTCTAATTATCATCGCAACCCGGTGGAATCAGAAGGATCTCATCGGGATGTGTATGACAGAGCTTGCTCATGAGAACTGGAGGTTGATTAATTTCCCTGCATTGGCTGAGATTAATGACCCTCTAGGGCGTGCAGAGGGCGAAGCTCTCTGGCCAGAGCGTTATTCACGTGAAAGGTTGCTGCAGATCAAGAAAACGCTGGGTACATACTGGTGGGATGCTATGTTCCAGCAGAATCCGCGGGCATCCATGGCTGGACTGGATCTTTCCGAGTACCTCAAGAAGATTCCCGAGAGTGAGGTACCCAGTAACGCCGATCTTAAGACTATCCGTGCATGGGATCTAGCAGCAACAGAGGACGGCGGGGACTTCACTGCGGGCCCCAAGATATCCAGGCACAAAGAGACTGGCAAGATTTATCTCCGCGACATGAAACATGTCCAGAAGTCCTCAGGTAAGGTTAAGCTGCTGGTGTATGGTACAGCTACAGGCGATGGGCATGGAGTCCAGATATGGATGGAGCAGGAGCCCGGATCTTCTGGCAAGACAGTGATCGAGGACTACAAGGACCTTCTAAAGGCATACGACTTCGAGGGCGAGAAAGCTACAGGCCCAATGGAGGTGCGTGCAAGCCCATTCCTAGCAGCAATAGAGGCTGGCGACGTGTTTGAGGTCGAAGCTGACTGGAACGATGACTTCGAGGAGGAATTGGATGGATTCGATGCGGATGCGGAATTCGACGACCAGATTATAGCATGTGCACTTGGGTACAACAAACTTGTCTTCGGACTCAAAGGGTCGCTAACATGGGGTCGGGAGACTGAAAGCAACGTAATCCCAATTCGGGGGAATCCTGGACATTCTATGTCGAAGGACACACCTCGAGCTGGGCTAACCTGGTAGAAGCAATATGACGAACAAAGGTGTCACGATAACTAATACAGGCAGAGGCGTTAAGGCGTCTCTAGTGTCTAGCTCAGAGCGCTCAGTGAGGATCCGGAAACAGGGCAATGGGATAGATACCGACAAAGAACTTTCATTACGGGTATTGAGTGGCTTGATCAGCCGAATGCAACTAGCCAACCTCGCTGGTAAGTCGTTTGGGGGCAAGCGGGATCTGTGGAAGGTCTTTGGATATGAGAGGCAGCTCACTGCTGAACTCTTCCTTGCCAAATATGTGCGTCAGGATATCGCTAGTCGGGTTATTGACGCTCCACCCAACGCTATATGGGCGAATCCTCCTGCGATCGTGGAGAACGATGCAATCAAGACTAAGTGGGAGGAGTTGGTCGAGAAACACAACTTGTGGGGTACGATGAATCGTGCTGATCGTCTAGCCCGCCTAAACCACTTCTCCATCCTGCTCTTCGGCTTTGACGACGGCACGAACCTCCAAACGCCTCTTGGCCAGGGTAGAGATGTCAAGGAGCTCCTGTATGTGCGTGCTATCGGAAGCAGACAGGTTACGGAGCTCAAATTCAATGCTGAACCCGGTAGCCCTAAGTTTGGGCAGCCGGAGATGTACAAGATCGAGTTTGATGACCCAAATACTAGGACTGTATCCTCTGGCACCACAAAAGTCACGGGTCTACGCAATTTAACTGTACATGCGTCGCGAGTAGTGCATATCGTAGAGAACCCACTGGAGGATACGGTGATTGGTATCCCGATCATGGAGAAGGTGTACAACCTCCTCGATGACCTCCTAAAGGTTGCCGGGGGCACGCCAGAGACCTACTGGCTCACAGCGAACCGCGGGATACAAGCGGATGTAGAGCCAGATAGGCAGCTCGACCCCGCGGATGCTGCGGCCCTAAGTGATGAAATCGAGGAATATCAGCATCAGCTACGCCGATTCATCCGCACAAGGGGTGTTAAACTCGATGTCCTCGATTCAACGACACCCGCACCGAAGGAAGTCTTCGAGATGCTTATGGCACTGCTCTCCGGTACCACAGGGATTCCTCGGCGGATCCTCCTTGGGTCGGAAGCAGGGCAGTTAGCGTCGGAGCAAGACAGAGCTAACTGGGCAGAGAGGATCTCGGAACGTCGTGTACTCTTCGCGCAGCCTCTCGTACTGAAACCTACGACCGAGCTCCTACAGAGTGCTAAGCTCCTACCGGAGGGTGTTGTGAAGTGGGAATGGCCAAGTGCATTCATCCTCTCACCTCTCGAGAAAGGTCAGACCTCAGCGCAACATGCCCGAGCAGTCGGTAACCTCTCGCGTCAGACAGGCAACAAAGAGCCGATGCAGATTACCTCACGCGAAGAGGCACGTGAGATGGTAGGGCTTGAAGGAGATCTGCCCGAGAGTGAGGTTATAGAGACTGAGGACGATGAATCCGTAGTGCCTCGTTCTGAGGGTTCAGAAGGAGAAACAGAGGACTAGTTGATTTTCATCGAGATAGTCGTTATAATATAGTACATGAAGTTTACTTCAACTCGCTCCCACATGGAGAACGCATCATGAGTCCATCACCTGCCGTACAGGCTGCGAAGAAGAAGATGCAGCTTGCCAGACTCGAGGTAAAAGAGAACGATCTCGACAATTACCCCGAATACTACGCCAACCAACCCACTCAAGTCGAACGTGCCCGCGTAAGCAAGATTTACAAGGACAACAAGCAAGTCCTGCGCGATGCTAATGAGGCCCTCGAGATTGCCATCATCACCGGTGAAGGGCTTGAAGGTGCACGGGAAGCCCAGGCAATCGCAGCGAAGGTTGTCGAAATGTCCTCACCACCACGTCGTGGTATAACTGGTGCTGGCCTTGGCGCCGCTGGGGGTCTGTAATGAGTGCCACTAACTTATGGGAAGACGACGTCCTCGACCTGATGTTCACGAACGTAGCCGCACCGAATATGGGCGACGCCGGTGGGCTCCTACCGTCCGCAACAGCAGGTAGCCTAACTGTTGCGTTACATACCGGCAATGTCATCGATGATACCTCAACGGTACAGACGCAGGGCGTAGCGGCCTATACGGGCTATTCCAACCAGACCGTCGTACGTAGTGTGTCGGGATGGACTGTTGCGTCGGGTTCAGCCACTAATGACGCGATTATCTCGTTCGGCCTCTCCTCGACTGGTCCCGAGACGGAAACCGACGTATCACTGGGCGGATTCGCGGGCGTAATGCAGATCTTCTCCACGCTGGATGCGGATCTCGTCGTCAACAACGGTGTAACTCCAGAGTTTGCGATCTCAGCATTGGCAATCTCACTGGACTAAGCCATGACGGTCATCCTCAAGCCGGCGCAGATGAATGTGCAGCAAGGAATGGATTTGGTACAGGTGCGGTTTGAATCGGACCGAATTCGGCTGTACTATCAGACCACGTTCAAGATCTGCGTCGGACTCATGGGCTCGATCAAGTTTGCCATGCGTAACGAAGGTGTGCGTCCGGGACTCTTTGAACAACTCAACACGTATGACCGCACCAACTTTACGAATCCTATCCATCATGAGTACCGTCGATCAGGGCTTATGACCAATGTCGACAAGTGGGATGTTGGATTCGAGGGATCCCTCGTTAAGCTCACCTTCAACGACGCGTACTACATGATGCACTACTCTGATGGCATCTTGCTATATGCATGGCTAAGGAAGGCAGCCAAGGAAGCAAAACGGTGGGCTGGCGATCGTGGCAGAATGTTTAGCACGTTTGCCAGACTTACCGATGCCGAGGCAGACGATAAAGTCCTGTACGTGTAATGATGGATAGGAGCGTGCTGTGGCTGGATGGACAAAGGCAGATTATGATGCTAACTATCGCTTCCAGGTAGAGCGACGTATGCCCGGTGGTGGCCCGCCTCCCGCAGAGGGTCGATCACCTGTAAGACTTCGTTACCACAAATTGCTCATGCAGCCTATCTTGGCATCGATGTGGGCGACTCTAGCCCCCATTCTAGCTCCTAATATCAGTTCAACCGACGAGGTTTGCGTAGTTGGCGCAGGGTTTGGTTGGGGCGTAGATGCAATCATTGTTGAAACTGGCGCCGTCAATGTAGTCGGAATAGATATCTCTCAATATATCGCAGATGAACAAGGCAATACCGAGGAAGCGGAAATACGTGCAGAAATATCTGCCGTTGGCCTTGATCCTGATATTGGTCGTGGTGCTGATATTTTAGCCTTTGCTTCTGACGGTTTACCAAGATCGAACGTCATTGTCTTAAACAATGATGCGGCAAGTGGACCGCAGAGGCAGGCAATCCGTCAGGCACTTGGTGGTAATTGGCCGAGCGTGGTGATTTCAGAAAATATTATCGACGACAGTTGGACTGACACAGATATAGAAAACCTGCGCAACTCGATGAACGGGTTTGGCGGCCAGCAGAGATTGATTTTCGTTTACAAAGGCACAGCCGCCCGCACTCATCAAGACCTTTTTGATCTTCTGCCGGGAACGAAAGAAGTAATCTCGACAGACGGCTTGGTGTATCTAAGCTAATGGCGCTGCCAACTACAATTGTTAGTAACAATGGCATCAAAGGCCATTCGCCATCTTGGAAGTCAAGTGGTGGAAATTTCTATATTGTTGTTGCTGATGGTTTGGCTATTGATGTTTATAAGGCCACTGATCCAACAAGTTCATTCACGGTACAGGATGCAACAAATAATCCAACCAATAGCGTCGGTGATTATCAGGCGTTATCTGTTACAAAGAAAGGTGATGTTCTTTATATAGCCACGCTGGAACCGGGCGTTGCTGGTACGCTTCGCTATCACTATCAAGAATTTAGTATGTCAGCAGATACTTGGTCTGTTGCTAATGAATTAATAGACGTTCCTGGAAATAATCCTACTTTCCCTTGGATCTCAATAGCAGTACGCTCAGACGGTGATGTAGTTGTTGTCTATGCTGGTGATACTGATACCGTCATGGGCAGCACTAAAGAGCGTGTTGATGTCAATATAAGAACAGGCGGTACTTGGGGCGGCCCTGTTGCATTAGATGCTGGTGGGGATGTTCATTACGGAAATCCGAATTGCATTTTAGGCACGAATGATTTTGTGCATTGTGTTTGGCTGTCAACAACTAATACTGCCGATCCCCCGACAACATGGACCGATACGGGAATGCGGTCTGTGGACCCCGCTGATAATACCCTTAGCACACTTGATACAGATTTACAAAACGGCTCCGCCTTGCTCTGCTTGCCCAATTTAGCGACTTACGATGATGGCGGCACGCAACGCATATCTGTTAATTATATGGGGGGTGGATCAGGTCTTACTTTGTCCACGGTGTCGTGTATAGAAGATGCAAATGACGAGATTATAGTCTCCACTTCCTTTAACGAAACCTTGGCGGCAGCAGTGGATGCTAATGGCAACGTTGGGGTGGGCTCTTTTGTAGCGCTTAGCGGCGATCTTCATTTGCTATATGGCGGCGGTGGCTCTTCTGGTGTGGATCAGGATCTTTATTACATTAAAAGCACTGATAATGGTGAGAATTGGACTACGACAGCAGAAGAAATAGATGCCATCACCGTCAACTTCATATCTGCTAATATTTACGTGCGTGGCGCTGATACCGTGCTGGCTTACGTCTATGACGATGGCGGAACGCAGAGGTACAACGAAAAGGTGCTCATCCCTGGGGACACTGGTGCGATAACAGCAACAGCTGCACTAGCATTTACCGCCACCGCAGATCTGACAGGACAAGGTAAGTTAGATGCTACTGCAGCACTAGCCTTCAGTGCCGCAGTGGATCTTATTGGGCAGGGGAAGCTCGATGCTACTGCGGCCCTAGTGTTCAGCCAGACGGCCGACCTCAAGGCCACCGGTAAACTTGATGCATCACCAGCGTTACTATTTGGTGGGGCCGCCGATCTCAAAGCCGTAGGTAAGTTAGATGCTGCAGCATCCCTAATCTTCTCTGCTGCTACCGCGGCGCTGAAGGCTACTGGGCTCCTGGGGGCTACAGCTGCACTGGCATTTTCGGCTGCAGCTGATCTCACTCTAGCACCATCACAAATAACTGCTACACCTGCTCTAGTAATTAGTGCCACCGCAGCTCTCAAGGCAGATGGTAAGTTAGATGCCACAGCAGCCTTAGTATTCAGTGCTGCTGCAGACCTCAAATCCCGAGGCAAACTGGATGCATCACCCGCCTTAGTCTTTAGTACTACTGCAGACCTTATAAACATTGGGAAGCTAGATGCCACATCTGTTCTGGTCTTCAGTGCCGCTGCAGACCTCAAGGACGGATCACTAGTTGGCGCAATTGATGCTACTGCTGCCCTAGTATTCTCTGCGGCAGCGGACCTCACAGGTACTGGTAAACTAGATGCATCCCCCGCGCTAGTCTTCTCTACCGCGGCGGACCTTGATGCTCTTGGTAAATTAGATGCCACAGCATCCATGGTATTTGGGGGCACTGCGAACCTTGATGCTCTCGGGAAGCTTGACGCTACAGCTACTCTTGTCTTCTCGGGTGTAGCTAATCTCGACGCTGCTGGGAAATTAGATGCCACAGCTGCTCTTGTCTTTAGTGGTACTTCTGATCTCCAGAACGCGGCAGGTCCAATATCTGCTAGCTCAGCCTTAGTCTTCTCCGCGGCTGCGGATCTCGAAGCCGCTGGCAAACTTGACGCTACTAGTGCTCTAGTCTTTGGTGGAGCAGCTGATCTTCAAGACGGATCAGGTCCAATATCTGCGACTGCCGTACTAGTCTTCGATGCTGCGGCCGATTTAACGTCAACAGGTAAGTTGGATGCTACATCCATATTAGCATTCACAGCAACGGCCAATTTAGATGCACAGGGCAAGTTAGACGCTACTAGTGCATTGATATTTAGTGCTACAGCCAATCTGGAAGCTGGGGGTAAACTCGACGCTAGTCCATTACTAGCCTTCACAGCTGCAGCTAACTTAGATGCTCAGGGTGAGCTAGATGCTACAGCCGCGTTGACCTTCTCAACCACTGCGGATCTCGATGCTATAGGTAAGTTAGATGCTACAGCTGCTCTAGTATTCAGCGCCGCTGCCGATCTTCGGGATGTCACTGGAGGCGCTATATCAGCAACACCGGCCATGGTATTCGGTGGCGCAGCAGCCCTCGATGCTATAGGTAAGCTAGATGCTGCTGCAGCCTTAACCTTTACTCAGGCCGCAGGTCTCAGGGGCCGAGGAAAGTTAGATGCCACAGCCGCTATGGTATTTAGTGCCACAGCCGATCTTGAAGGGGTGGGAAGACTCGACGCTGGACCCACCTTAGTATTTAGTACTGCTGCGGACTTAAAGGCTAATGGCAAGCTTGACGCTACCTCCGCACTAATATCTGGCGCTGCAGCAGATCTCACTAGCATAAATCAGATATCTGCTTCCCCCGCACTGGCCTTTGCTGGCGCGGCGAATCTTGAGGGTGCTGGGGCACTCTCAGCCAGTCCCGCAATGATATTTGGGGGCACAGCAGATCTCCAACCTGTTGCGGCAATGAGTGCAATAGCACCACTAACTTTCTCGGCCACAGCAGACCTCAGGGGTGACGGTAAACTCGATGCAACAGCATTATTAATCTTCACCCAGATAGCGGACTTGATCAATGCCACACAAGAAGAGCACATTGAGATCGCGATCACAGCCGCAATTGCACAAATTGCTATCACAGGTGACACTTTGGGGATTGATATTACAGCGGCAGCCCCAGGAATTGATATTACAGCCGATGCTGCAGGCATAGCTATTGCAGCCGATAAAATCATGGCAGCATTCACAGGCAAAGCTGGACGAATAAACTAAAGGACTAAACACATGGCAATGTTAATAGTAAATGAAAAAAGCCCACTACGTATGACGATGGTGTTCACCGACTTCGACGGGGATCCATTAATCCCGACTACGGTCGAATGGCGCCTCGATGACAAGACAAATGATGCCGAGGTTGTGGGTTGGACCGTTCTCCCAAGCCCCGCAGCTACTATGGTCGTCGTAATTCCAGGGGACAATAACACCATTGAGGACGACGCGAACGTGAAGGAGCTACAAATCTTCGGTGTACGCGTAGACGAGGGTCTAGCAGGAGAAGCTCATACGGAATTCGCATACGACGTACTGAACCTCTCTGGACCTACAGGTCCTTAGACTTGAAAGTCCTCTATAAGTGAGTGATAATATAGAGTATCATGTACGCGTATGGTACATCGAGTTCGGCCAAGCTTCTAACGGCTCATCATGAGCTACAGGAGACATTCGAACTTGCCTTGAGCTGGCAGATCTATGATATTGTCATTATCTATGGATGGCGCGGGGAAGAGATTCAGAACCAGGCCTTTCTCGACGGGAACTCCACAAAGGAGTGGCCTGACTCCAAACACAACATCCTTGGCCCCGATGGTAAGCCCCTAAGTGACGCCGTTGATTATGGCCCATGGTGCTACGTACCTAAGTTAGGTAAGATGGGGATTCCCTGGGACGATACACATGCATTCGCTGTCATCGGTGGCATCTTGCTCGCCGCATCGATGCAGCTAGGGCACGAAGCCACGTACGGTGGTGATTGGGACATGGACGGGCTAACTACAGACCAGACGCTTATGGACTGGGGTCACTTCGAAAGAATGACATAGGAGACAAGCATGAAAAGACTATTCCAACTATTAATAGCGGTATTCCTGCTGGGGACACTGACTATTCAAGCAGCGCCAGAAAAAACGTGGAGTTGGGCTGAACCGGCCCTGTACGAGAATGGCGAAGCGATCCCCGCTGGCGATCTCGCAAACTACGAATTGCACTGCGGTACAGCGGTAGGTGGCCCGTATCCAGAGGCAAAGGCATTTTCGGCTCAGAGTCCCCCTTCTATTGACGATATGGACTTTGTCGTTCAAGGAACCCCTGGTACTTACTATTGCGTGTCCACGGTTGACTCTCTACAGTATATTTCGACGAGTGGGTTCTCGAACGAAGTAAATTTTTCTGTCCTCCCGGTCGATCTGGGATTTGTCCCAAGGCCCCCGACCGACCTGACCCTCCAATAGATCCACCAGGGCGACGAGGATCAGGGTGCACAAGGTAGCCTATCTGCCGAGAAGGTATGGTGGCATGCGCACCGTAAGTGTACCAGTAAAGGGCGCTCTCAGGGCTATGCGCGACCTATAGCCCTCGGCAGATAGTTTTAACAGGAGAACGACATGAAACAACCATCGAGTACGATCACAGCTGCAGCACTCTACGGCATGGGTATGACCGTGTTGTGGGAGCTCGTAATGCAGTTTAATCTCATAGGGCCAGTACGTCCTGCGCTGATCGCGGGCTCCGTAGCGCTCGTGTCAGCTGTAATGGGATATCTCAAGAAAGAGAACGTGCTGAATGTGGTCTAAGTTCAAAGCACTCCCTTGGATAGCGACAGCTGGAATGGTGGCTGTCGCTATCGTGCTAGCACTACAGAGTGGTAAGGTCATCCGTTTGCAGAAGCGGGCTAAGAAGAAGGACAAACACGCTGTTAGCCTAAAGAATACCGAAGTCAGTACCTATATCCATAAGGGTAAGAAACTTGCTGAGTCTGCCCAACTTGACAAGGACGAGGCCGTCAAAGTACATGAGCGGATGGAAGCCAATCTGGCATTGATGGGAAAGAACAGTGAAACTATTGACGATATTGCTAATAGGTTTAACTCTAAGCGCGTGCGCAAGTAGTCGCGAACCCCTCCCCAACTGGGCTGAGGCGCGTCAGGACTTTAGCGCACCCGTATACGCCAAGGAGCTTCCACTCCTGTGCGAACTTCCTTGGGCCACTGGAGAATGCTGGGCTGCTATCGAGCAGTACGAGGAAGTCTCCGAAGCCAACTATGACAAAGCGAACCTCAATGCCAGTGCACTGAACAAGATGGAGGACGCCTACAACGCGGCGATCTCAGGGGGCGAGATACAACAGCAGGTTAGCGAGTTGTACCGCGACCAGCTCGACGAGGAACGTAAGGATCACTTCTGGGACAACGTGATGCATAAGGTTGTTATCGGTGTTGGCCTACTACTAGGAGCTGTATTGTGACTCCATTAATGGAAGTTGGACTGTTCTTTCTTGGCCAATCAATTGTACTCCTAGGCGCAGGAGTTGCAGCGTTCGTGAAGCTTAAGGTTGCCGTAGCCAAGTGTGAAATGGCTGTGAAACACGTAGACGGCAACACAACCCGAATAGAGAAAAGCCATACTAAGCTGAGTGACAAGGTTGATGGCATCAGCAAACATGTCACTCAGATCGAAGCAAAGCTTGCTTAGACCGAGGTACTCTTAAGACCAGTTGATTTTTACTCGACGAACAGTTATAATAAAGATACTAGCAGAGGTCAGTATTATGCCGCAGGCAAAACGCGTGATGTTATCCGTCCAGGCTACTCCGGACGTGGCAGGCATTCGCACAGCGGAATTTCGTGGTGCTGAACATACTGTGATTCCTTGTGTCGCACTCGTGGAGGGTGTACTATGGCCAGCTAATGCTGCAGCACCAGAACTTGCACTCGCCGAAGAATTTGGGCGCTTTCCTCAAGGATGGAATGGTCGTCCGGTTGTATTCGGTCACCCAAAGATTGACGGCGTACCCGTATCTGCTAGCTCCCCTGATGTTCTGGAGGGTAACTCCTTCGGACAGCTGTTCAACACCAAGCTCGATGGCATCAAGCTCAAGACCGAGATTTGGATCGACAATGCCCTTGTGACCAACCTCAGCGAGGAAGCACAGAAAACTGTTGAGAAGCTGAAGTCCGGTGACGAGGTTATCGAAGTCTCGACAGGCATGTTCACGATGAACGAGATAGTGGATGGCGACTTCGACGGTGAGCACTTCGAAGCGATCTGGCGCAACATCGTACCAGATCACCTCGCAGTACTTCCCGAAGGTGTACCAGGAGCATGCAGTATCGAAGATGGTTGTGGCGCGCCGCGAACGAACAAGATGCACCCAGTAATGCGTGCATGCCAGCTCAATGCCAATTGCGAAAGCCAGACGGTCATTATTAACAGCGACACCGATGAGGATGGCCAGAAGAGCATATTCCAGACACTTATGGAGAAAGGCGCTGCCTGGTTTAGCTTCCGCGACAGCTCAGAGAACCTTAGCGATAGTGATACACGTGCTGCGCTAAACAATGCATTGGATGCAGTGGAAGATAGGTTCACCTTCATCATTGGGGTGTTCGGAGGTTCGGACGATTCTGGCAGCTTCGTATACGAAGTGGGCTTCGGCGAGGCACTTTTCGAACGCACATTTGCAATAAACGACGGAAACATTACGATCGGGGCTGACGCAGTAAGAGTGAGGCCCGTAACAAAATTCGTACCGGTTGAGGTAATCACCGACAACGAAGCCGATAGCACTATCCAGGAGAACGCTATGAACAAAGAGGAATTCGTGAACGGCCTGATTGCCAACGAAGCAACTCAGTACACCGATGACGACAAAGAATGGCTTAACGGCCTCGACGAGGAACAGCTGAAGAAGATGTCGCCAGTCGTAAATGCCGACGCTGAAGCTGAAGCTGAAGCAACTCGTGTCGCCGAGGAAGCGGAAACTGCCCGGCTTGCTGCAATCGAAGCTGGCGACACGCCTCCGGTTACCACTGAGGCCTATATCGCCGAGGCTCCCGCGGAAGTCCAAGAAGTCCTCAACTCGGGTGTACAGATGCATAAGCAGCGTAAGGATGCGCTCGTCACTGCTATCAGGGCAAACGCTCGTAACACATTTACCGAGGCGCAGCTGGAAGCGAAGCCTCTTGGTGAATTAGAGAGCATCGCCGCGCTATCAACCGATATTTCCTTCGAAGGGGGCGGTGCGAACATATCCACACTGCGCGTCAACGACGACGAAATTCCGCCGGCGCCGAAGCTCTTCGACCTCAACCCAACCCAAGAAGCTGACGCAGCATAACGCCAGCCTTTAACAGGAGTAGTACTGATGGCTATCAAAACAATTACCGTCCTGGGTAATGACCTTGTCGTTCGCAGGGAAGGTCTTGCTGCTGGCGTGGTAACCCCGGGTCACTTGCTTCAGGGCCCCGATACGGACCTAATCGTACATGCCGTAGCTGGCGGTACCATGGTACCCAAATTCGCGGTGGAGAACGACATCGTCGGCAACGGTATCGACGATGACTATGCAGACAACGATACGTTGCTGTATGGCGTCTTCCCTGCCGGCTCTAAGGTCTACGCGATCGCTGGCACTGGCGGCGTAACAGCCGAAGACATCGTTGAATCCGAGGGTGATGGCCGGCTGGTAACCCTCGCAACTGATGTCGCAACCGACGATACGGAGCGCCATTCAGTGGTTGGTAAAGCAGTTACCACTGCTACCGTCGGTCTCCGCTTCGTGCTCGAAGTATTCTAACCTACACCCCGAACAGGAGTAAGAACATGCAACTTGCAAATGGTGTACATATTGATACCATCCATGCGGATCGGGGCGGGCTACACGCGTCAAGCAATGTCGCCAACGTCCTTCTGGGGAATGGCTTCAATGTCAATGCACTCCGCACGAATGCCACCCTTCGTAAAGAAGAATGGCTGCAGTTCGATACAAAGCTTATCGAGGTAGCGCGGCAACGCCTACCACTGGTGACTGCACTTATCGCCGCGGGGTTGTCTTTTAACATCAGTGACGGACTTGGCACGACCATCCTCGAGTGGGAACAGGTCAGTGACATGGAGCCGGCCGATGTCTCAATGGACGGCGTATCACGAGGCGAGCAGGACATCCTCGAGTTCACCCTCCTGAGCATGCCGCTTCCGATCATCCACAAGGACTTCACCATCAACGTCCGGAAGCTTCACGCTTCACGCAGACTGGGACAGCCTCTTGATACAGCGCAAGCTGCACTAGCAGGCCGTCTAGTTGCGGAAACAACGGAATCGATGGTTATTCTTGGTCACGCAACACGTGTAGGTGCAGCTCAGATCTTCGGGCTGACTACGGAGGGCAATCGTAGCACGGGAGCTCAGTCAGCCGACTGGGATAGCGCCGCAACAGGCGATCAAATCCTCACTGACGTCCTCGCCATGATCGCCGATGCACAAGGCGACGACATGTACGGGCCGTACGTGCTCCTGGTGAACTACCCCTCGTGGAACAACATGATGGAGGACTTCAAAGCCGCCAGCGACAAGACCACGATGCAGCGCATCAAGGAGATTCCCGACATCTCCAACATCATCCCATCGAAGGATGTGCCAGCGAGTGAGTCGATCATGCTCCAGATGACAAGTGACGTCATCGACGAGGTCGTTGGACTCCAGCCGACAACGGTTCAGTGGGAAACTCAGGGCGGCATGATGCTACACTTCAAGGTCATGTCGATCATGATCCCGCGGGTACGTTCAACCGTAACAGGTCAGTCAGGCATCGTACACTACAGCTAATACGTAGTGTGCTGAAGGTTATATCCCCCTCATTATGAGGGGGAGCCCTTTAACAAGCGAGAACTATTATGACAAAGGCAAAACAAGAGCAGACGGTGGAGCGCGTAGTTATCGGGAGCAAAAGCTTCAGCGCGATTAATCCTAACACAGGCGAACGGTTCTCTGCCAAGCCCGGAACTAAAGTCACAGTTACGAAGTCGTGTGCCGATTCATTCACACATCGTCTTCAATCCGCTAGCATAGCCACCGCACAAGCTGAGTTAGCTGCAGCAGAAGCGGAAGTCGAAGTAAAAGATGACGAAGCCGCTGGTGAAGGCGGTGATGCTGCTAGTGCTGGTGGCAGTGAAGATGATGGCGCCAGTGGTGCTGCCGATGAAGGCGCTGGAGGCGGCTCGGACGAGTCGTAGTCTAGGTGAGTGCTAGGGTTACGGGAGAGGGTGTCAAGGCAATCATCGATACTAGTAAGTCCGATGAAGATGTCCTCGCCCACATGATCGATACGGCGAACCTCTACGTAGATACCCACCTCCTTAGTGCTGGACACCCTGAACCAATCCTTGTAAAGATCGAGCTGTACCTAGCAGCCCATCTCGTAGCCCTTACTGAAGAGAGAGGCGGCCTTACTCGATCCAAGATGGGTGATGCCGGTGAGTCCCTCGCCAACGTCTATAAAGATGGCTTCAGGTCCACTCGCTACGGTCAGATGGCCCTTACACTCGATACCTCAGGCACCCTGGCTAGTCTCGGTATGACAAATGCCAAAGCGGAATTCAGGGTGATATAATGACTCTCGCATCACGCTACCTGAAAGAAGACGTAACCCACTGGCCTGTTACAGGCAGTGATAGTTACGGCGGATTCACATTCGGTACGCCTATCAAGCTTAAGGGGCGCTGGGAAGACAAAGCTGTACTCTTCCGAACCCTCGAGAACGAAGAAGTGGTTAGCAACGCGATTGTATACCTCGGAGTGGACATCGATGTGGGTGACTACTTCGGATTAGGCGATCTTACAGCAACAGCCGATCCTACAACGCTTGATAACGCATTCAGGTCACGTAACTATCATAGGAGCACAGATCTTCGTGCCCTAGAGGCACTACGGAAGGTATTTCTCTAATGGCTGACCCACTCCAATTAAACATAGGGCGTGTTCGCCGTACTGTAGCAGCGTCGCCGTCGGAGAAGGCCTACATCAAGTCGATCCGTGACCAGGCGAGTGTCATTAAGCAGAACCTCCTAAAGGTGATAAACTACATCGACAACATAACACCTGAAGCAATCCGGTTTGGCCTGAAGCCTATCTTCGACGAATCGCAGCGGCTCGTGCCAGTAGATGAAGGCACTCTGAAGGCATCAGGGTTCGTTGAGGTACGCAAGACAGCCACAGGGGCTTCTGCCGTTATTGGATATGCACGACATGGACGGCCTCACTACGCTGGATTCGTCCACGAACGCCTCGATATACATCATGCACCGCCAACACAGGCTAAGTTCCTGGAGACGGCCATAAATACGCACATTGATGACTTCCGGCGCCGTGTGGCACTGTTTTATCAGAAGAACACAGGACTCAGCAAGTGACAGCCCCAACAGAACATTTACGCTCGCTACTCACTACACACGTGGGGGTCTCTGGCTGGCAGCTAGAGACGGGCGCTATGCCCCCGAAGCCTGATAAAGTCATTATGCTTACTGATACGGTTGGTGTGGAACCGAATCCAAGGTATCTACTGGATTTCCCCACTGCACAGATAATGGTGCGGGGCGAAGTCGGTGAGTATCTAGCCACGCGTGATGAGGGCCAAGCAGTGAAGGATTTGCTGCTGGGGCTCGACTCGCAGGATATTGGTGGGGACCGTATGGTCTCTATAACCCAGAATGGCGATCTGGGGTTTATTGGGCGCGATGAGAATAATCGTCCGCTATTTGTGCTGAACCTAGCAATGATTATCGAGCCCGCCTTAACCGCTGAATCTAATAGGGTTGTTCTCTAAGGAGAAATGTAATGGCCAAAGTAATTCAAATTTCCACCGATGGTGGCTCCGTCTACGTTGCCCTGCCAGGTTCAGAGGGCAGCTTCAATGCCGAGTCAGAGCCAGTAGATGACACGATCCTCGGACAGACATATGGGTCCACCGATATCGGAATGGTCGGTTGGGGTATAAGTGCTAACGGCATCTTCAAAGGCTTCTCTGGGTATAAGGCGGAGATCAAGAAACACGGCACAGCCACAACATTCACTGCCGAGGCTATGACGCTTGTTAGTGGTAAGACATATTCCATCGACGACGCTACAAAAGAAATCTGGGATCGCTCCGAAGCCACGATGGACATCCTCGACACGGGTGGATCCATAGCCTCGGCAGACATCCTCAACATCGACTACCTATTTGGTAGGGTCACGTTCGTCGCGTCGTTCACACCCACCGGTGCCGTAACAGCAACGGGCAAATACTTCCCAACCGTGACCATAGCAAGGCCAAATACGTATAACCTTACGATGACGACTGAGGCTGTCGACGAGTCGGACTTCATCTCAGCTCAGGCTAACTCGGGACATCGCATCTTCACTGCGGGTTTGCGTACCGTAGCACTGGAGTTGGGAGGCATCTTCGATGATGCCGAAGCTGCAGCAGCCGATGTTATCGCACGCACCGAGCTGATTATCGAGATCGACCCTGCAGGTGATGGGTCTTCGATAGCTCGAGGCTTCTTCAAGATGGTGAATACAGGGCAAGGAGGGGCCGTTGGCGCACTCGAGGAAGAGACAATAAACTTCCAGCTGACGGTTCCTGACGAGACCACGAACCCCGCTGTAGCACTTCCATTCAACTGGCGGCATACAGCAACGACACTGAACCAGGCGATTCAGGATCTACTGGTGTCGTGGTTGACAGAACTCAACACCTATGATGTGCAGTACCTACCGCAGGGTGCAACTGGGCAGTCACCACTCGATGCCAAGGAAGGCAACTTCATGGTCACGGACATTTCGCTTTCAGGCGGACTGAGTAACATGAACATATTCGTTGCAGAACTGCAGGGGACAGGTGCATTTACTACAGTCTAACACTAGGCAAGCAGGAGAACAACATGAGCATGAACATAGGGCAGAAGTTTGAGGGAATTAAGAAGGACCTGAGAGCGATGGTTGACGCGCTTAACAACGCTGAGGACTTTCGTGGTGCAACGCAGTGTCAATCGCTACTTCAGCAGTGCGCCAGCACACATGAACAACTGAAGGCTACCAAGTCGGCAGACAGGGACTACTCAGGGTAATACATATCGTAACTGACAAAGGCAAATGAAATGAACAAAGCAGCAACAAAGGTAGCAGGAACGCAGGGCGTGGAGGAATCATCACTCCTAACTCGCGATGATTTACGTGGGCGCCTCCTAGGCACGAAGGCTAAGCCAAAGATCGAGATGGTCACGTTGTTCGGTGAAGACGTCGAGCTACGGCAACCCTCATTTGGCAGTATGCTGGATGCACGGGAAATCGCCGACACCAAGACGCGCACGATCGAGATGATTGTGCAGTACGCGTTTGTACCTGGTACTAACGAGCGTATCTTCGAGGATACAGATCGAGATGTGATCCTTGGCTGGCCCTTCGGTGAGGACGTCCTCGAAATTCAAAACGCCATTGCGCGATTGTCTGGTATCGACATCGAGGCACTAGAGGAGAGACTACTGAGAGACCCTTTATCCGAGCAGTCGTAGACTACAGCATCGCGATTGGTAAGTTCATACACGAGGTTACCGAGGACGCTACGACAGAAGACGTAATGCTATTCATCGCAGCTCGGAATTTGGACGCTAAGGAACAGGAACGTGCCCGCAGAGTAGCTGCAGCTAGACAAGGTGCGGGGAAGTTCTGAGAATGGAGTAATCAGTGGCTCTGAACATAGGATCGCTAAATTTTGGTGTCGATGCCAATACTGCTGGGCTAAAGAAAGCAATCCAGCAGCTTGATCAATTCCAGCGTAAGACAAACCAAGTTGCCCGTTCACAGTCTAAGGGCGCACAGAACGTTGCTAAGGCAATGTCGCGGCAGGAAACTGCCATCAAGAAGGCATTCCAGCAGACACTAGCACTCCAACAGCAACTCCGAAAAGCTGGCGCCCCTGCTGAGCAAATCGCCCGAGTCTCCAACGCCTTTAGAAAGCTGACTCGGGAGATGACCTCTGGTAAGGTTACTGCCATCCAATTCGCCCGATCCCAGGATGCATTCACAGCCAAACTTGGGCGATCACGTCGTGCCCTTAATGAAGTACAAGCAGCAGCATCGCGTGGAGGTAAAGGGCTAGCGCGGATGAGCTTGATCTTCAAGGACCTTGAAACATCCGCCGTACTCGCTGTTGGTCCTCTTAGTGGTATTGGCGCCAGGATCAGGGCTATCAGTGTCATTGCTGGTCGCGGGAACCTCGTACTTGGCGCATGGATCGCAGGTATAACACTTGCGGTACTTGCAGTAGCTAAGCTAGGTGCTGCTGTCCTCAGGTCGTCTAGGGAGTTCGAGAAGTTCCAAGCACGCTTCGAATTAGCCACTGGTAGTGTTGCAGGAGGCCGCCGTGAGATGAACTTTGTTCTCAAGACGGCACAGAAGTTAGGGCTGCAGATTAACACCCTAGGTCGATCGTATTCCAGACTGGCTGCAGCATCTCGTGGCACCGCCCTCGAGGGGCAGAAGACACGAGACATCTTCCTTTCTGTCTCTAATGCCGCAGCTGCACTCCGCCTAAGTGGTGTGGAGGTCGAAGGTATCTTCCGTGCTATTGAACAGATGATGTCCAAGGGCACAGTGCAAGCTGAGGAGCTTCGGGGTCAGTTAGGTGAGAGACTCCCAGGTGCATTCCGACTCGCTGCGAAAGCGATGAAGGTCACTACACGCGAGCTTGGCAAACTACTCAAAGCAGGCGAGGTTATTAGTGATGACTTCCTACCCAAGTTTGCCAAAACCCTCCGCGAGTCCATAGGAGACAAGGGATTAAAGAACGTAGATTCACTTGCTGGCGCCACAAGCAACCTAGGAACTGCATGGACACTCTTCCTACAGAAGGTTGATAGAGGCGTTGGTATTACGAAGATTGGCACGGATGCCCTCAAAGGTGCAACATTTGTCCTCCAGTCTATGGGCGGTGTGATTGACGAGTCAGGTGACAATCTAGATAAGTTTAATGACAAACTTGAGAAGCTTAGCAAGTTCGAACCATTGAACCTGACTAGGGTATTCGAGAACCTCAATAAGTCCATAGATGGTATTGTTGACCAGACACGCCTCTTTGAGGAAGTAATGGGTTCGATGGATACGGGCATAATGGCACCAGAACTCTTCATGACCCGCTTCAAGACGCTCTTCCAGGTTCTGAAATTGAACACAGACGAGGTAGGGGCATTAACGCAGAAGCTGATAGAGATGGGTTCTGGACCGATTCCTAACGACATAGAACGCATTGCAGAAGAGTTCTTCCGTATGACGGTAGGGCTGCAGAACCTCAGTATATGGTTCGATAAAGCGGTGGCACGTGCAGCCCGGACAAAAACCGCGCTTGAGGAAATCCCCAGAGAAATGGATGTCATGCGGGCGCGTCTTGAAGCGCTACAGCGTGGTCCAGGATCGCTAGAAGTTTTCAACAAGTTCACATCCGTAGTTGATGCATACCGAGAACGCCTCGCAGCTACCAACATCCCACTGGCGAAGCAAATTCAGATGCTGAACAAGTTCCGAGTTCTGCTTGCACAGATCCAAGCACAAACAAAAGCTAACGAGGAAATCATACGCCAAGAGAGGGACCGCGTACGTATACAGGAACGTGTAAATCGAGCCCTTGAGCGTGCTAGCGCGGAAACAGATAGGTTACGTCAGAAGACAAAGGCACTCGCTGAGGGTCCAGCGAGCCTTCGAATCTATGCACAGATCCTGGAGCCCTTATCTCGTTATGAGGAACAACTACGTCGTGCTGGTGTAGGTGAGGACGCGATCAACAAGCTCCTCATAACGCGTCAAAAGCTACTGTCGGGTATCCTCGTATTGCAGGATAACGTAAATCAAGCCGCGGTGCAGTCGGCTAACGCAATGGGCAATGCTCTCGAGAATGTCATCGTCAAGGGCGAGAAACTTGGCGAGGTCCTACGTAACCTGGCACGTGAATTATTCCGAGTCCTTCTACGCGCAACGCTTATAGATCCTCTGATTCAGAGTTTAACCAGCGGGTTCGCAGGTATGTTCCGTGGTGGTGGTGTCGGTACACAGGGTGCCCCAGCTGTCCCTGGTGTCCCTGCAGCTAAGGGTGCCTCATTCACAATCCCAGGAAGTGGAGGAGCCGATAATAAGGCTGTTACTATCTTTGGCAAGGCAGGCGAGGAGATTACTGTACGGCGTCCCGATCAAATGGGTGGGGGTATGGGTGGGGGTATAACTATCCAAATCAATGCGCCAGGAGCAGATGTGGGCACTATTGAAAGGATTCGGGAGATGGTACGCGTGGAGATGGTTCCACAGATTATTCAGGCAGCTACACAGAACACCCTTACACAGGTTAGGAGGCCGAAGTTCGCATAACGATATGGCTATCATTACTATACCTGCAATTAAAAACGCCACCATGGATTGGCGGCTCATACGCGGCGATCAAGCACTAGAATTCTTTGATGGCGGATCCGTCATTATGCAGAGCACTAAAGCTATATGGCTCTTGTCATTCCCGCTAGTGACTAAGCGTATTGTGGATACACGTGCTTGGTGGGCTGCACTAGTGCAACTAGCCAAGCAGGGAAACCAATTCAAAGCCACTCCTCCTGGATGGCAGCAGGGTGCGGGCTACACAGGGGCTGACCCGCTTGTAGCTGGCGCAGGCCAGCTTGGCCTATCACTTGACTGCGACGGAGCCGCTTCAAGTGAAACGGTAGGACTCGCCGGTGACCCTATCGAGGTAAACACTGAAGTTAAAGTCCTCATACAGGATGCTGTATCTAACGGTGCCGGGCTAGTTACATTCGACTTCGAGCCGGCACTTCGCGACTCCCCTGTGAACAATGCAGTAGTAGATGTTAAGACGCCCGAGATAACACTACGGCTACTGACACCTCAAGTTGGTGTTGTTGGAAGGCTTCCGGACTTCTTCGACATCACCATCGATGCCATAGAGCACTTCGGTCCATAGTAATGGCACGCGATATCACAGCAGGGATGGTAACAGCCCTCGAGGCTGGGACAGTCCGTCAGACACTTCTTGGTCGATTTGATATTCTGACAGATCCCCTTATCGCGTGGACAGGTCATGGCACCTTTGCCCCCTCAGCAACAGGTGATGCCGCACTAGACGGACAAATCTTCGTTAACATGGCCCCGTTCATTGAGATGACGGATATCGTAGAGGATCAAGGTATTGGTGGGCCGGTCACGATGGTAGTTAGCGGCCACGATCTTGACTTTGAACTACTCAAGCAGATCGTCAACGATAAGCGTCAATGGCGCGGGCGTTCCGCATGGCTTTGGTTGGCTCTCCTCAATGAGGACGAGGCCACCGTAGTAAGCAACCCCGCGAGGATCAAGACGGGCGTCATGACGCAAATGACGGTGAAGCGAGATGCTGAGGGCGCTACTGTAGCTGTCACGATCGATAAGGACCTTGGTCGAGCACTAGATATCCCATGGCGCTGGCTCGATCATGTCAGACTGTTTCCTGCCGATACCTGGTCTTCGTTTATCCTCGAACTGTCAAATAAACCTGAGGGTCTGGGCGATCCTGACATCCATCGTGGCCCACAACCTAAAGGACCTAAAACTCCTGGAGGAGGAGGAGAGCCCTTATGAGTAGTCTGCGGATAAAGAGGCTTCCTGATTGGCCTATTCGTCTAAACGAGTACATTGTCAAGGCGCAATCTGAGCAGTTTGATTTGGGCACGCATGACTGTTGCACATTTGCTGCGGGTGCAGTCGAAGCTATGACTGGCGTCGATCCTATGGCAGACTTTCGTGGCAAGTATGATGGATGGAAGAGTGCCCTGAAGGCGTTGAAGAAGATTGGAAAAGGGGAACTATACGATACGCTAAAGGATAAGTTCGGCGAACCCCTCCGCGGTGTCTACGCACACAAAGGGGACGTTGTCATGTATGAAGATTGCTGCGGTATCTATCTAAGCCGCTTTGGAATGTTCATAGGTGAGAACGGTATCGCGTATGTTCGTCTTCGCCACCTAGAGCACACCTTTAGGATCCCATATTAATGGGTAAAGTCTTCAAAGCAATTGTTATTGGCGCAATCATTGCCGTCATTGCAGTCTATGCTTATCCTCTATTAGGCTTTAGTTCCACACCGTTCGCCGGACTCTTCCACATAAAGAATGCCCTCTTAGCAGCAGCAATTGGTGGCGGCATAACAGGGGGTCTCTCTGCTTTACTAGCCCCTTCGTTAGACCTAAGCACCGTCCAAATGCGCATTCGCGTCTCAGTAGATGCCCAGGCAGAAATGAAGTGGGTCTTCGGAACCACAGCATTATCAACGGACCTTGTATGGGCAGGAAGACACGGCGCTGGCAACGATTTCTATTCCTATATTATCGCCGGTGCTGGGCACCTTATCGAGTCATACCAGGACCTATACATCAACGACGAGATCATCACGTTCTCAGGAGACGCCGCTACTGGTGCTTGGGCTGATGGTCTGTGGCGTCAAACACGACTTGGTACCGAATCCCAAACAGCCTTTATAGACATCGACGGCGACGACAACTTCGCAAATACGCTCTGGCCTGCTACAGCTGATGGTCTCGGTATGGCGCATTACCGTCTGCGCTTTAAGATTGATCACGAGAAAGTAGAAGGCGGTATCCCTACTCGGATTACGCAAGTAGCCCAAGGCGGGCCCGTATACGATCCGCGTTTGGACTCAACTCGTGGAGGTACAGGCGCTCACCGTACGGACGATCAGAGCACCTGGCAGTGGGAGAACGGGGGTACCATCTTAGGGGACAACTGGGCGCTCGTAGTGTTACGCTACCTACTTGGGTGGAAGATTAACGGTAAGCTTGTGATAGGCGTAGGCATCGATGGCGACGACATCGATATGGATCAGGCTATGGCCGCAGCCAATGTAAGCGAGGCAACAGTAGACGGTATACCTCGATATCGCGTTGGTGGACTCCTACCAGTAACTAATGACCACGAGGCCATCATCAAGCAACTGGAAGGTGCCATTAATGGTAAAGTCGCTACCGTGGGTGGAATGTACTATATTTGGGCCCCCAACGATGACCTAACAACATTCAGTGATATCCTCGAAGGCGATCTACTCCGTGCGGTAGGAGTAGACTTTACCCCTTCAGGGGATCTAAGACTCCTATACAATACAGCGCGGGGTCGCTACGTGGATCCGGGCCCCGAGAGCTTATACCAGCCTCGCCCGTATCCGGAGGTAGAAGAAAGTGCCGCCGTTACAGAGGATGGAGGAGTACGTTTTAAGGAACATGACTTTTCATTAATTCAAGACGAGTCCATTGCTGAACGTGTAGCGCGTGAGATAGTACGACGCAGCCGATTTGGTGCCACGTGGCGTTTCGCAGTGGGGCCGAAGGGACTCACGTTCCAGCCATTCGATGTGACAATACTGAATTGTCAGGAGACGAATAATGTTAATGTAACAGTCCGAATCATCAACATGTCCTTCTCTGTGTCTGGTGCAGTGGTTATGGAGGTGATCGAGGAAGACTCCAGCATCTATAACACAACAGCCCCATTAGGCACTAGTGTAGCTGTCAACGATCCTGGTGGCTTTGATCCTACCGCGCAGATTGCTGTCACAGGCTTAGCTGCTGCTGTTACCACCGTTACTGGATCTGCTGGTACTTCGTCAGATGGACTCAGAGTAACGTGGGATGATCCCGGTGCCTTTGTGGTGGAGACACAGGTACAGTTCAAGAAGACGACGGGTACCGATTACATCGCTGTACCAGCTACACGCGTGGATCTACAGACTGCTATTATTGTGCCACTCGATCCTGGTACAGCCTACGATATACGCGCACGCCACATCACACGAGCGGGAGTCGTCGGAGTATTTGCGTCGACGACACAGACTACAGGTACCGACGGCACAGATATCATAAGTCCTCCAGACTATGCTGTTTCACTCACCTATGACGACTTAGACACTACACAGTTAGCCGCAGGGCAATCCCGGTACGCTATGCTCACAGCTCGTGCTACAGATACTTCGGGATCACAAAACAACTTCCAGAATACGGATGCTATCCTTATTAATAAGGCCGACTTTGATGGCGCTATTCAAAGCGGCTTCTATGGCACGCTACGTGTGGGTGAGCGCATTGCCTTCGTGGTCAGTAACATTCGATGGTACCTGTTCTCTATAGACGAAATAATGGGTGTTGTAGGAACGGGTGCGGCTCAGGCATACAAGGTTGGTGTGGTTCACATATTCCAGCAAGATACTGATCCTACTGTAAACATCCCAACTGCTGCAGGGACTGCCGTCACTTTTGAATTCCAACGCACGCAATTCTCTGACATACAAGAAGTAGCCGATCCCGATTTCGACCTCAGTACGGGCACAGTTGGGGCATTTGTCTCTGGCACATACTGGCAGATAGGTATAATAGCAGGCGATGCTCGAGTCGATTGGCGCCCCGGCGACGGTGAGGAGGGTTCGAATGCTATAGACTTCTTTACCTTCTCTGGTGGAGGTGCGGGTGACAGGGCAAGCCTCATTTCTGAGCCAAAGATAAAGGCACAAGCACAGACGTGGGAATTCATAATTAAGTACCAAACAACCGCCGCAACTGCCTCCGTGCCACTACAGTTTATAACTGGCGCGCTTGGATGGAAGAACCCCCTAGATAAAGAACCTACTCAACCTATACAGAGCGGCCAGGTTACAACGACACTAGATGAGTCACTAAACGTATGGAAATTAATACGCATTGTCGTTCCAACATCTGGCTTTCAACAGGCTCGGTATTGGAACTTTAGCATTGGATACAATCAGGGATTCCATGACTTCGAGAGGACCAGAATCGATTCAGTATTCATTAGGGCTATATCAGAAGAGTTTGGCACTTTAGTTGGTAATACTTATCAGGCTGGAAACGTGCCTAAGTCGACTACACCAGCTGATGATAATCTAGTTCTGCAGGCCGATGGTACCTGGGTGGCCAATACTGGAGGCGGAGCGACAGAGTTATCTGATCTGACTGATGTCAATACCTCCACGCCTACTAATCGTCATGTGCTCGTAGCTGATGGTGTTGACTTTGAGAGTCGGCGTCTTGTAGCTGCGGATATTGACTTCACGGCTACGAATAGGTTCCTCGGACGTGATACTGCGGGTGCCGGAGATGGTGAGGAGATTACAGCGGGCGCGGCCCGAACAATCCTAAACGTAGAGGACAATGCAGCAGCCGACCAGACTGCTGGCGAAATAGAGGCGATTGTCAGTCACGATAACCTTCTCGGCTTCCTCGCTACAGAACACGTAGATTGGGCCGTTACTGGTGCAGAGAATATCCACGCAGATAGATTAGACAACGTCGTAGTAGATCGGCTCATTGTGGGTGGTAATGACAAACTTGTAGCCATCTCCACGTCTCAACTCGAAGCTCGGGGCAACATCGTTGGTTCCAATCCTCCTGTCGATACCGATAGTGGCGTTAACAACTTTGTCTTCACCAATAGTAACGATACAGTTGCCTGGTGGACGCTGGATGCAGGTAGTGGCACATTTGGCGGACTGACGAGTAATGTCCGCGGCCAAAATATCAGATGGCGCGCGACTAAGGTAGCTGGCGGATTGGCTACTGTATTTTCTGCTGATCCAGATGCAGGGGCTCTCCTTGCATATAACGGCGGAGAAAGACTTATCACACTCGATGCCGGCATACGCGTATCTCGAGCGGCTACAGGAGCAAGTGTCTACATCGAGGAGTCAGCGGCCGCCGCGGTTGACGTTACTGGCGATGGTCAATACTGGGTTGCCTTAGATGGCACCCCAATGTTTACGAATGATCTGGGGACAGATTTTGATTTAACTTCGGGAGGTGCTTCTGCATTTAACGACCTAACCGATGTCAACCTTACTGGCGCAGTCAATAATGACCTATTGTATCGTAGTGCTGGCGACTGGATAGATACAGCCGGGGCCCTAACTTGGAATGGATCTACACTCAAGTTAGTTGACGATGCCCGTATCCAACTCGGCTCTACGCAATCTATACAAATTCTCTGGTCTTCAGGCGGAGGCTTCGGCAGCATAAATACTGGTAGCGGCCAAGCACTCAAGATCCAGGTTGCCGCCAACGATATTCTTACCTTTACCGATAACCTGGTAGAGTTAGATACGCTGGCCGACATGCTCATCGTAGATAATTCCGAACTGCGCTTTGGTACAGGTAATGATGCTCGTATATATTTCAACACAATCGACCTGTACATTGATATGGTGGATGGTGTTGACTTTCGTTTACGTGGTGGAGCAGCATTAGATAATATGATCGTAGCCCTGCAGGATGGTTCGGTTACTCTATCCTATAATGGTACAGACGATCTTAGAACACAAAATAATGCAGCAACTGGTCAAACTTCCGGTGCGGAAGTAAAAGATCACGGCAATAATTGGAGAGACGTCGGGTTTAACTTCTTACCTGTGTTCAATGACAACGTTAGTGATACATTGGAGGCTGAACATTGCGGCCAGATGGCATTTAAAGATGCAAGTACTGCAAGGACCCTTACATTAGCGGCATCTGGAAATTTAGATTTCCCTATTCATGCAATGACGACGGTTGTTAACGCCTTCACTTCCGGTAATTATATAGTTACGGAAGGTGCAAGCACTACATTATATTATTTGGATGGTGCCACGAGAATCGATACTGCGGGAGGTCTGACAATTGGGCCAGGGGGAGTGGCAAACATTTGGAGAGAGTCAGCAACCGTATACTACGCTTGGGGTACAGGAATAGTGCCATGATTTTCGTGCCGCGAAGAAACATATACACTAGAAGGCCGTATTGGCAACGCGGCTCGGTTAGTGTCACTCCCTTTGCCAATGCTGCACAACAGGGGGTGCTCAGTCTGACACCATTAGTCACTGATGTTGAAATATGGCATACCGGAGGAACCGGACAAACCCGTGTTGGAATTATATTCCATGACTACCGTGCAGGATCGGGCAGTGATGATGGACGCATACTGACTAAGAAACATTTTGCCGGTGGCGTGGAAGTAATCACCGACATGGGCAACGATGATGCTGGTCCTCCCGTAGACCATACCGGGGAATGGACAGACGAAACGGTAACAGAGTCTGAATGGGAAGTTGCCAATGTAAGCATAGAGAGTGGGACCTTTTCGGTTGCTCATGCCGCCGTTGGAGTCTATAGCGCACTTGATACACAAGACATGCTGTGGCAAAGAATACGAACGGGTGGCCCAGGTAGAACTCCCGGTACAACTATTGTTGAGTCTACGTTCCGAGTCCGTGAAGTTGCAGATACAGCCAATTTCACGGAGTTTACTGTCAAGCTCACAGCGGTACAAACTTAAAGGAAGGAGAAGGAAATGGCAGGGCATACAGGCGAGAAAAGATGGGACCAAAACCAATTTGGGGATGAGGGTGTTGGCAACATGATAAAGCAATCTGTGTCACAGGTATTAGCGGTGCTGCTTGAGGCCGAAAGTATTTACCAGGAGCTTCTGGAGCTGTGGCAGTTTGCAGGAGGTACTGATCAACAGGTCGCAGATCAACTCTTCAAGGACGTCTATAAGACACGACGGCAAACAGGTATACCAGCTATCATCGAAGTCGATATTGTTGGCGGTGTGGTGTCAAATCCGGTTATCATAAATGCCGGTACTGGCTATGCCAACGGTGTCGGTTTTAGTATCCTCCTGGTGGCCACAGCAGGCGGTGGGGATGGTCTAGCGCAGATCATATACGACGTAGTACTCGGATCTATAGTAAACGCCGTAGTAGCAGTTTCAGGATCTACATATACAAATGGCGTTAGCATTACTGTTGTAGACCTTCTAGTACCAACAGATACGGTTCCTGAAACACAGGCTAGTAGCGACGAGATCGACATGGTAATCGATGCGAAGGATACTGCACAGGCAGTCCACGAGCTCTATCAGGCACTAACCAATGTCGCAGTTGCTCAAGCAAATCGAATCGCAACCCTGCGTCGTATGACGTAGTTCATTCACCACAACAAAGGCATAGTATCATGGAAACACACGAAATGGTTAGGGGGCTCGAGGCAGTCCTAAAGATAACGGAGGACAGATCTATCATAATCCCTATAACGTACGCTGAGGGGATTGGTGAGATGCGGAAGCTCTCACGGCTATTACTGTCGGGGAAGTATGCAATTAATACTGCCCCAGCACCACTGCCTGGCAAGGCCTCAACTGATCTGAAACTCCCCGAAGGTGAGAAGTCACCTCCGAACGGGAACGGTGAGGAGAAAACGGAATCGTAGTAATTTGGTGGTTGGGGGCTCTGTGCCCTTAGGTTGGTGGGCTCTGTGTCCTGCTTGCCTTTGTCAGCCGAAGCTCACTGGCTCGAGATTGCACATCCCTCAACCACCATTCTCGTTCTGTGGCCTCGTTCAGAACCTGGAGGCCGTTAGAGCGAGTTCGCAGACGCCTTGTTTCCAATTGGCTCCCACCCAAATCCTTTTTGGCAGTCCAATTGTCACATCTGAATCGCCATTGGCATAAAAACGTATTTCCAGATGGTGGCCCCGCTCATTCAGCCACCTAATCAGTGCCTCACAGTCGTTAGCGTCTGTGAAGGGGTCTGGAAGATTAACATTCTCCGGATGCTTACCTGGATTGATATACGCTTCCCATATCGGGCCACCCATAGCCTCGGCAAGGAGGATTCTACCTTCCTCGTTCATGTTAGACAGCGTCCTTTCTTTGTAGCCCAAGGAGACGCTCACCGAAGTCCACGATTGTGTCGATAAGCAGACTTATCGAGTCGAGCTCGGTAGCCTTATGCTTATTCCTTGCATACAGCCCATATATGATCCCAGCAACCTGCCGCATGTCTCGATCAAGTACATGCAGCGATAAGTATATCGTCCCCATATGGGTTGTGCCCTTATTCCTGTCCCCAAGAGCGTCGGTTACACGTATATCTTTCCGTGGGATCTCGATACCTAACTTGTCCCAGAACCGTAGGGCCGCCCACAGCTTACGTCGTTTCTCCATCGGAATCGTTTCCCATTGTACTAACGCAGGAGCTGGTGTCTCTGGGTGCGCGTTCTCATAGAGACTCTTTGCAGACGTACTGAAGGATCTACCCGTGTGAATATATCGGGTAACAACCTCATTAAACGTCTTGCCTGGTCTCGCCGACCATAGATCATAATCGATTGTGCTTTCGAAGTAGAGCTGGTGGGCTTCCAGCATCTGGCGAATAAGCCCTGCGTTGTCGCACGATACTATAGCCCCAGCGATTACATGATAGGCTGTGTATACTGACGCAAGTGTCCGATCTTCTGTTAGCCGGGTCTCATCGAGGATATTGTAGTTATATAGCGCCTCCTTGTCTAATTTGTGTACACGGATCCCGCGGTAGTAGATCCAGCTCTCTTCACTAGTTCGGTCATGAAGCTCTACCGAAGCGAATTTGTACCGAGGCTCTGTCTGGAGGAAGATTTTGTTCTGCTGCTTATGTACCGCCTCAATAGCGTCACCTTCCACGATAAATGTGGTACGTCCCTTAGGCGGGTTTCCAGGAACTTTGGTACCCCCTCCAATCATTGTTTCAGGTTCGTCCATTGCATTGGCAGCAAGTTCCCTGTACGCCATCCAGAGCTCCCAGTCTTTACCCAGCTTCGTAGTGAATGGGAGGTCTTTATGGTTCATCGTGACCATGTGGAACTCTTCTCCACGGATCTCCTGCTTCCTCACTCGGAAGGTGCACTTCTTCGTTCCGAGCCAGAGTGTGACCTTCTGGCCTTCTCTCAGGCATACCGCGATTGCATACTTCAGGCCTGTACCGAAGTACCCTATCGGGTTCGTTGTTTCCGGTTTTACGCATACGCCAAAGGTAGTAATACCTCTGAGGTCTATCAAGCCCTTGTTTTGGAATACTACCATCCTATTGCTCCTAGTGCCCCGCTCAGAACCTGAGGTCTTGAGGCACCTAATCATAGTCATAATATATGTGCCGAACAAATGGCCCCTGGAATACTGTCCCGATGTAGTTCCAACTACTCCTGATTTGGCTTCCGGTGTCAACTACGTGGAATACGCAATTGCAGCGCTTAGTGGACAACTCGTTTGCTATCTCTACCCAAACGTATATTACATGGTTTTGGACACCGACATGTATGGGCTCGCTGCCTTTAGGCAGATCTAACACTGTAGGCTCAGGATAGGGTGCGAGTTCGTATTTACAGATTGTCCTCACTACCGCTCCTCGATATAGGTCACGCGACGCAAGCCTAGCTTACGAAGAACTGTGTCTCCTGGATTGACCTTCTCACCACGTGCCAGTGAATACATGTACTTCGGGTTGACCCCGATATGGAGCGCGGCCTGGCGCACATTACCGAACTTCTTGGTTAGTGCCTTTACATGTCGGCGAATTAATGCTTGTTCCACTTTCGTGGGCTGTTTGAAACTTGATGCGTATCTCATGATGTTACCTCTCGATGATTAGTCCGCCTTCGTGTCGTAGTATTCAATACATCCGCAACGTCTACACTTACGGACCGAGATCTTGTTCTCATGATCAAACCACGGCCAGTAGTTGTGTCCGAATATGCGGCACCAGAAGTTCATTTCCCTTCCTCGATGTATGGTTTTGCTGCCTCGATGGCTTTCTGCGCACCCTCGATCATCCGCATGCGGCGGCGATCACTACGAGAACCATCTTGGGCGTACGACAAAGCAGCACGCGCCATCTCCTCGAGTTGGCGAATTACCCTACGGTCGCGTGCTATTGCGAGCGCATGCGTATTCAGCATAACATGGATCGCCGTTATGACATGTGCTTTATCGCTACCACACGCCTCGCCAACGCTGAGGGCGTAGTCGTACGCTTCCTTCATGTTCTCACGCAGAGCAAATATCGGATGATAACCGTACCGCACCGCTTCCTCGCAAAGGGCCACCTCGTCGTCGTGTTGTGCAATTATCTCGTCCTCAGTCTCCTCCGGGATCTCTGTGATGCCATCGAAGCAGGGCTCACACAAGCCTGATATCTTGTATTCCTTACGTCCTGCTTCGGAATAGCACTTGGGAAGCGCCTCCTCCTTGCATTGGATACAGACCCCTTTATCGACCGCCTCCATAGCTGTTATGCCATAGAGATTCCGTGCCAGATTGTCTTTGAATGCCTGCATTGGGCTAATCGGGTCGCTCATGATTCATACCTCTTGATCTTGTCGAGAAACTCCTTCTTCCTACGCCACGCTCGTGTGGTCCAGTATAGCTTGGTAGTAAGGTACGATACAGCTACAGCAACCCCCAGTACAAAGATCCAATCCCACATGCTCACTGAGATGCCTCCAGTGTTTGTTTCAGTGCGTCTAGGAGTGCCTCGAAGTAGCTAGTCTCCGTCGAAGCACTGAATTCTCCATGACGCACACGAATCGTGCATCTGCAACAATGAGGGGCGCCGCCTATGCGTACGCTAGGCACCATTCGAATGTCGTACTGATCGCCGTAGCGCAGCCTCAAGACATCTATTGCTTCATCAACGGTTGTAGGCATAGTGGGTGTGTTATTGTCGCTCATTGTCCCTTCCTCTGTGATTTCGTATTTCTCTATATTATAGAACCATATATGGGCAAATCAACGGCAGTCTTTTCATTGGCACTTTGTGTAGATGCAGAGAGTGCATGCTTCACACCCTTCTTGTCTGATTAGGCTGGGCTGGTTACATCTAGGACACGTCTCGCCCCCAATACCGGATGCTATAAGCTCTATGTTGATCTGTGGATTCGCACTTTTGGAGGCAGGGCGTCTTGAGGCACTCGATTCAACACTACTAATATCACCACTTGAGAGATGTCTTCTTATGGTGTCCCCGATGAGCGCAACCAGCGAGCCATAGAACACACCATCCACATAACCGACATCGTCTGCACTACGTACTTTCGCGAGTTCCTTAGGCATGAAAGAGATATCGTCCCCTTTTCGCATGATTGCCGAGATCATCAAACTAAGTGCCGTAGTCCAATCTGTATACTTCGAACTAGTGCTGTGGATGAACACCTCGAAGGGTTTTCCACCTACGTCGTTGATGGTGATGTAATAGTTCTCGTCCACATTAGGCCAACGCACCTTATAAGTTTGCCCACTGAGCACGTCTGGTCGTGTGAGTAGTATTGGCTGACTAGTCGGCGTGTCTTTAGCGGCCCCAGAAGAAAGGATACTGCCACGGACTTCACTATACCGGTATGTAGTGCACCCTTTACATCCAGCCTTATGTGCCTCTTCATATATCTGCTTGAAGTCCTCAAAGGTGATATCCTGTGGGCAGTTAATTGTCTTTGAGACTGAGGCATCAACATACTTCTGACACGCTGCCTGCATTGCAATGTGTTCCCAGACGCTTAGCGCTTCGTGGGTGACCATATAGTCCGGAAGCCCCTTCGTAGTCATAGTGGGCGTAACGTGGTGAACTACAGAGTATAGGAGGTATCCATAGTCGTATACCGTGTAAGGTTTATATGTGTTGTCCTTCTGCCTTACATTGCGCTGAGCCTTATGAAGGAATACAGGCTCCAACCCTGAACTAACGTTGCCCGCATACAAGCTAGTGGTGCCAGTAGGCGCGATAGTCATTAGGACACCATTACGAACCCCGTGTCTGCTTAGCTTGTCACGTGTGCCGCGATCAAGCACAGTATGAAGTACAGATCGCTCATGGGCCGCCCACTGGGAGCCGTCATATAGTGGGAACACACCACGTTCCTCTGCAAGATCTGCAGATGCGCTATATACAGCGTTCGTGAGTGCATGCATAATCATATTGGTGACTTTCAACGCTTCTGGTGAACCATAGCGTACCTGGAGTTGTGCTAATGCATTTGCAAGGCCGGTGATCCCAACCCCAATTCGTCGTTTAGCGTATTCCTCCGTGGCTTGATCGTCCAGTGGATACAGGGTGACATCAATGACGTTGTCCAGAAAACGTGTTCCGAGAGAGGCAATTTGGTCGAGAAGGTCATAATCGAATTGGGCGTGGTCACTAAATGGGTCTCTGACCATCTTGGCGAGATTAACGGCACCCAGATTGCAACAACCATTTGCGGGCAGTGGCTGTTCACCACAAGGATTAGTACCCGTGATCGTTTCACAATAATTGAGGTTGTTCCGTTTATTAATACGATCAATGAATACCACACCCGGTTCCGACCACTCATAAGTATTCTCCAGGATTAGATCCCATAACTCCCGCGCCTTCCATTTGGAATATGCAAACCACGGCTCAATCCTACCGCGATCGTCCCGCTCTACAGTGAAGATATGTCGCCCATCCGCTTTGGGGACGTTGAACCCTAGGAACCACTCTTCATCCGTTTCCACAGCGCTAAGGAAGGCATCCGAGATAAGGACAGATAGATTAAAGTTCTTCAGTCTGCCAGCCTCGTGTTTAGCTGTGATGAACTCAGGCAGATCTGGATGCTCACAATCCATGACCGCCATCATTGCTCCACGTCGCGAGCCTGCGGACATGATTGTGGCACACATACCATCCCACATATCCATGAAGGGGAGGGGGCCACTCGCCACGGCGCCTGTACGACGTAGGAATGCACCACTTGGGCGCAGCGAGCTGAAGTTCATTCCTATACCCCCTCCCTGTTGTTGTGTGAGCGCTGCGTCCTTCAGTGCCTCCATTATTCCTGGCATTGAGTCGTCGATGTCTCGAGACATATAGCAATTGAGCATTGTGACTATATTCGGCGTTCCCGCTCCCGCCTGTATGCGCCCTGCTGGGATCCATAACCCTTTCTGCATGGCTTCGAGCGCATTTCTCTTAGCGTCCGCGTTGGAATCTTTGGAATATACACCCTCGACGACTCGACGCATTGAATCAAAGGGATGAGCCTCCTCGCCATATCGATACTTATCCTTCCAGACGTCGTATGTGAGGATTTGCGCATCTCCGTAGACATCTAGTCCCTCATGGGCAGGATCAATGCTGAACCTACTACCCGTTGGTTTCCTCTCCATTCCGTGTTTCCTTCAATTATGTCGTACCTAAGTGTATGCATCAGTTCGTTGAGACGCCAGTCTTCTGGTCTCAGGCGATCTGAGCTATTGATCGTATGTAGTGCTTTCTCACACGAGAGTGCATCACTACTAGGGTGGTTCAATGAGTGGCTAACCATCCAGTAGTTCTCAGTAATTAGTTCAAGTCTCCGCTTCACGATTTTTTCGCCTCGTTGATGCAGTTACTACATGATTCCCCAGAGGTATCGAAACTATCGATGGACAGATCTCCTCCTCCCATAGTACCGTTAAGATGTAGTAATGCGTCCTTATGGTGTTCGCAGACATAAACCATTTGTCCAGGCCAATGTACGCGAAATTCGGCAGGAAATGTCACTGTGTCGTCACTCATAAATATTCTCCTTGTATGCTTTGAGTGTTCCCCAGCGGTGACCATACTCACCCTCGGCGATGAATGGTACTTGTGTAATACCCCAGTCTATAGGTACCTGGCGCATTTCCTTCGCTACCATCACGATAGCCTCGTGGCGGATATGGTTATCGGATGTGATTGGGACTTCCATTAGAAGAGCGTCATGAATCAGGTTCACGATCCTAACCCCCATAGACTGTAATGGTCTCCAACACCTAATACCCGCATGTAGCGTAATGTCGGACGCTATCGACTGATGTGGGAAGTTTGCCGCTTCGTTTTGTAAGAAGCGCATGTTTTCCCTCGATACTATCCCACCTCTCTTCCTGCGTCCGAAGCAAGTTGTAATGTCCTGATTGCTTAGTGGTGCATGCCTACATTTGTTGATGAAGGCTGCTGCTCCAGGGTATTTCGAGAACCACCCGCGTATCATCGTTCGCGCTTCCGTAAGTGTGCCACCGATCTGCTCCTGGAGACCAAATTCCGTGATACCGTAGGTAATGCCGAAGTTCACGTTCTTGCATCTCACCCTCTGTTCGTATGCTTCCTGGTGGGTTTCTGGGGCGAGGTCTCGCACATCCCATCCTGGGAAGAGGAAGTTTGCGAGGTCGGTGTGGAGATCTCCAGTTCCTCTATATACTTCGAGTAGCGCTTCATCGCCCGAGAGTGCCGCCAAAGAACGTAGCTCCGCCTGAGAGAGATCCACTTCAACAAGCTCATACCCTTCAGCAGCAACAAAAGTCCCTCGAATCTGAGGATCACGAGGCGGATTCTGCATGTTAGGATCACGAGCTGCGAGTCTGCCTGTTCGAGTGCCATGTACAAGAAACGTGGCGTGTATTCGGTTAGTAATAGGATCAACACATAACTTAAACCCCTTAACGTAGGTGCCGTACATCTTGACGGCTTTGCGGTGCTTCAGGATCAACGCAAAGATAGGATGTTCTGTTTGTTTCTGTAGCTTGGCGATTACGGACTTATCTGTGGATCCCTTCTTCCTATTCGGGAGGCGCATCCGCTTAAAGAGGAGCTCACTAACCTGCTTAGGTGATCCTGCGTTGATGTTGTAGCCAACTAGCTCGTTAATTTCTGACCCAATCTCCGCCTTCATGTCTGCGAAGTAGACCTCGTTCTCGTCTAGTCGTTCGGGGTCGGTGCAGATTCCGGCTTCTTCGACTTCAGTGAGCATCTCACTCGCAGGTAGGAGTGTTCTGGTGTAGAGCTTTTCGAGTGCTGAGTCACTTCTAACACGGTTACGTAGTATTGGCCTGATTTGAGCGGTGTTCGAGGTATCAATCGCTTGATACTCTGCCAGAATTTGCGGTGGTACCAGTTCATAGGATGAATCCTTATTAGGTAAATAGGGTTTGATCATGTATTTGTAATCAGGGGCGCTGAGCACGTCACATGACACTGTTTCCAGATCGTGAATCCCTCCCAATTCGTCCAGGGTATACGACATGAGCATTGTGTCGTCGTCAACGTGAGCTTTAATTCCCGCTGCTCTAAGGAACTTAACATCAAACTTTCCGTTGTGCCAGCACCACTGTATAGTTGACGCTTCCAAGTGAGGCCTAAGAAGCGGTAGGTGATGAGGATAGAAGCAATAACTGATTCCGAGGTCATTCCTGGGGGTAATGCCAATCGATAGGATGCGGTCGTTGATGTGACTGAAACCAGTCGTTTCAATATCTGCCGTAAGCTCATTGCTGCTCCAGGTTAGAAATTCAAAGAGGGCATCGACGTAGCCTTGGGTTACATCGTCAGGGATAATTCGTACGTCTGCCTTCAAGTGGGGTCTAGGGCTGCCCCCTAGCCCGAGCTCCATAGCGTATTGGATGTCCTCGCGCCATTCGCGAAATGAGCCCGTCCCCTTCATCAGCGCAGCTACATGTATCACTGGCATGATCCCGAGCTCTGCGAGGTATGACTCAATAAGGCGGCCACGAATCTTTGTGATCTTGAGATCCCAGATGCCTGTAAGGGATCGTACTGCGGAGTTACCCATCGCTACGATGAGCCGGTGTGGGTATGCTTCAATCTTCTGCAGGAGACGATCACGGCAGCTATATGCTGCGGCTTGCATCCGTCTTGTCCCTTCTGTGCCTTCTTTTAACACACGTGCAGGATAACACTCCATTGCATTGAGGACATATACACTTCCATCGTCGGGAACGAACTTATGAAAGACCTTACCCGTGGGGCCTATTAACGGTTCTCCATCACGTACCTCGTCTAAGCCTGGTGACTCAGCAACGAAGACAATGGGAGATGCAGGATCCCCCTTCGAGCCTACCTTCGGCCCCCCGAAGGGGCAATCATCGCATACATCTTGAGGAGCATGGTCACATATGTAGCGGAGCTCTTCAGCTGACGAGTTCATGCATATGCTCCACGTTACGAATCACTGGGCCATCGGGGTGTGTGCGTTGCCAATAGTTACCACGATGCATATGTACATATGCAGAGGTTGTAGATAGATCTACTCTAGCAAACCCCATTACAAGGGGATTAGCGGAATCGATTCCCATAACTCCAGGCAGCTTTGTGCATCTTAGGTCATCCGAGAGATATGCAGACATACCAAGGAGGTGCATCTTAGGATCCTCGCACTTGGCATTAATGTACTGGATGATAGGGATACGCGAACCTTCTTGATTAGCTATCCAGCGAGGAATCCCCCAGTAGTCGACATCACCATTGGGGACTTCAAGGTAATCGCGAAGCCAGTCAACACACTGTACTAGCTCCGCCGCGTTAGATCCTTGTGGGACCTTCATTAAGGGGAAGCCGCAGTTACGCAGAAGCGACGCGTGCTCCATCACTAGTTTCTGCGTAAGTTGAAAGTCACCTAGTACATCTGGTATCATGATGCAGTTAGCCTCTACCAGATTTGCGGCCTCAATGACTTTGCCGGGTGGAAGTGGCTGGTAGAGCTCGACTACGCTATTGTCCATGATGATGAAGCGTTCTTCAGGATAGAAGTCCTCCATGACTCCTATATGGTCCATTAAGTCGATGTATCCTCGTGGGTACTCAAGAACATCGTGCGCTAGCAATAGGAGGTAGTTGCCTAGGATTTCTTTCTCATGCAACTGTTCCAGTAAAGTAAGTGGTGCAATCGGTGAGTATCTAGCCATCTTTAGGGCCCTTTCTTATGCGATTCTATTATCTCTATTATATAGGAACCCTATTGGGGTCATCAAGTGATGTCAAGTGATCCGCCCCGATTAGCCCTTACGGAACTTTGCCGTCTCCATGAGGTCGCGTGTCAAGAACATGTAGGGACGTACTACGGTGCATAGTTCACCACCTCCCTCCGATCCCACTCGGAACTGCGTTCCTTCGGGGAGCGTAATCTCGTTCCAGTTATCATCCATCACCCTTATGAATTCGTGGAGCCGGCGTTTCTGCTTGATGACCGACCAGAGGCAGATGATACCGTTGATTCCTCGAGCTGTGCGATCTTGTCCTGGTCCCTCACGGGTGATAAGTATCAGCACTACGATGAATACAAAACCAAGTAGTTCCAAAATGTGCAGTACAAAGTCCATCACGATCTTCTCCTTAGCTCAACGAGCCGATAAAATTCTTCGCGCGCCTCGACCTTATCAGTGAACACCCCCTGAACGGAAGATGTCAAGGTCTGCGTCTGTCCTGTAGCTTCCTCGACACCACGAGCAGCCATGCATCCATGTTCAGCGGATATGACACACATCACGCCTAAAGCGTCGAGGTGATGTGCAAGTATTGCAGTGACAGAGTGAGTTATGTCCTCTTGTAACGAGGGCATTACGTGAGAGAGCCCATACACAAGGCGTGAGAGCTTCGATATGCCCACGACGCGGTCTTTAGGGATGTACCCGACGTGGGCCGTCCCCAGC